CGTTGCACCTACAAGAATGTCCCGGCAGCTACAACACTTGGAACAAGTACTATGGATCTAACTTCGAGAAGGCCGCAACAGAGGTCAAACTTGATATGACAGAATCGGCACAGAACGTTGTGAAGAAACACTTGTCACAGGATTCGCTTGAGGCAGCTAAGTTTGTCCTTGAACGTAAGGGTGGTTGGAACAAAGTTGATATCAATGCTCACGTTGTCGAAGAAGCGTCTGAGGAAGAAGAACTTGGTGTTAAAGAGAAGCTGGCAGAGGCTCTAGGTCGTCGGGGTCTTTTTGTAAATGAGGAAGAAACTGATGAAACAGAAGAAGGTTAAGACCCATGATAAGGACAATGCTATTGTGTTGTCCCAATTCACTCTGGACATACTTGCGTACCTAGCTCGCAGTAACCCTAATGCAGATCAAGATTACTGTCCTTATGTAGGGTATGCAGATGACTAAGAGACTAACCCTAACACAAGTGAGGTCCCTGACCAATGCAGTAGGTAACACGAACTTCCAAACCCTTGCAGATCGCTATAGTGCAACAGAAGAGGAGAAGCTTGAGATTATCCAACTGCGACTAAGAATTAGAGAAATAGTAGATGGGGTGTACCGATGAAGTATAACGCGGATCACTTAAGGGCTTTGTCTGATGACGAACTCTTTGAGTTTATCTCTGGTCTAACTATGCCTGAGGCCGAACAACTACTTAACGATTGGGAAATCTGGGCAAGGGAGAAACAGCTAGAGCCACCTCAGAAACCTAACCCTTGGAACAACTGGTTTATCAATGCTGGTCGTGGTTTCGGTAAAACTCGTGCTGGTGTAGAGTGGGTCAGAACTCAAGTAAAGAAGGGTGCCAAACGTGGTGCTGCTATTGCTGCTACCAACTCAGATATTGAACGGGTTATGGTAAAGGGTGAGTCTGGCTTTCTGGCAAACTGTTGGAAGGGCGACAAAACCAAACGTGGGGTAAAACTCGGGTTCCCTGAGTGGTCACCTTCTAAGAGGACCCTGACTTGGGCGAATGGGGCTACTGTACAGTTCTTCAGTGCAGAGGAACCGGAACGTTTGCGTGGACCTCAGTTTGAGTTTGCTTGGTGTGACGAGCTTGCGGCATGGAACAAAGATATCGACACTTGGGATATGTTGCAGTTCTGTCTTCGACTTGGTAGGCACCCAAGAACCTGTATCACGACAACACCTAAGCCTACCGTTTTGGTACGTAAGCTGTTAAAGCAAGAGACAACTCACTTGACTACGGGTTCCACTTTTGACAACGCAGCTAACCTTGCTGACACATACTTGAAAGCTGTTAAAGACCAGTATGAAGGAACTCGCCTAGGTAAGCAGGAACTCTATGCAGAAGTCCTTATGGAATCTGAGGGCGCTCTCTGGACCGGACGGATGATTGATGAAGCTCGGGTATACCGTCACGTTAATCTTGAAGACCCTACTGACCCAGACATAGGTAAGATCTTTCGGGAAGATGGTACAGAAGTTGAGTTTGGGATTATTGTTGTATCGGTCGATCCGGCTGTTACGGCTAATGTAGAATCAGATTTGACAGGTATTATTGTTGCTGGGCTAGATATGAACTTCAATGACCCTAAGGATTACGAAGCCTATATTCTTGAGGATCACACCTTTAAAGGTATGCCTGAGGAATGGGCACAGAGGGCAATCGACCTATATAACGAGTGGGGTGCCAATAGGATCGTGTATGAGAAGAACCAAGGGGGTGATCTAATCCCTACTCTCCTCAGAACTATTGACCCAGACATTCCACTTAAGGGCGTCCATGCGTCTAGCGCCAAGATTGCTCGTGCAGAGCCTGTATCTCTTTTGTATGAGAAGAGAAGAGTGAAACACGTAGGTAACCCTCAGGAAGGTGATTCCCTTAACGAGCTAGAGACTCAGATGACTACCTATGAGCCTATGGGTCGGTTCAAAAGCCCTGACAGGTATGACGCCATGGTTTGGGCTATTACAGAGCTATTGTTGAAAGGTCGTACACCTAAGCGGCTTAGCTTCACAAATAAGAAGGATTAAATATGGGTAACCAAAGCGATTACAACAAAGGGATTCGAAGTAACCTACCACTCAATGTAACACATAAGGATGGGAGGTATTACTTTCGGGACTATCGTACCAAGAGTTATCTTGAGGCAGAGTATCTAGCGAAGCGTGAGTCTAACTATGTACGAAAGGAGTTATCTACTAAATCTCTTGACGGGATTCCTCCCGCTATCAGCCTAGGCTTTATTAACCAAAGGTACCTGATGAGGAACCAAGGCTCTTACCTTGCGGCAAGTTTTACTCAAGGGCTGACCTTTGCCCGTTCTTCAGGTGCCTCCATAGTTGATTGGCAGGGTAACCTCAAAGGTGTAGGAGTAGACGAACCTAGGGTAGGCCAGTACCTCTGGAAAGGTGGGGATCTGGTGCCTGCTGGCATTGCTGTTTGCTCTGAGGTGCGGACGAACTTGATAAAGTATAGCGAAGACCTGCCTAGTTGGGAATTAACTAACGGGGTCACTGTAACGCCACAAGGAAGCCTTGGCGGAAGCCCCTCATTTGTCCTATCCGATCAAACAACCACCTATGGGCATCCTAGACAAGTTATTGGCCCGATTGGTGAAGGTGAATTCACATGCCAGATTAAGGTCGCTAAAACAGTGGGCAAGACGAATGCCTTCGGTATCCGCATTGTCTACACCGCTGGTGGCGTTACCCATTTCAACGGAATTTCGTTCAACGCTGAAACAGGCGGTGGAATTCTTCCCACATGGAACTCTTCTATAATTGAGCGTGTGGTTCAGGACTGCGGTGACTATTGGCTTGCTTGGTTCTCTTTTGATACCACCGGGATTGGATCCAACGATGCCAGAGTTGAGATCTTCCCAGCGCACAATGGGGTGAATGGCGCAACCGGCTCAACCCGAACAGGGGATCACCGATGCACAGCGGTTCATGTGAATGAAGGACGGTATCCCCAGAACTACATCAAGACCGAAGGTGCGCAAGTTTCTACTGCCGCTGAGACTTTGGAAATCGACCCGGTGAAACTGGCCAGAGCGGTTGGGGTGTTTGGGCCTGAACTTCCCTTGAATACCGCTGGGCAGACGGTATGGGATGCTGAAACCGAAACCGCTACGTATGTCGGTGGGTCTTATGGCGCTATACACGCTGACCTCCCTGATGGGGAGATAGCTTTCGTTTCTGGAAACCTAGCGACCGGTGGGACCATTCAGGTGAAGCAAAACGATGGTGCTACATACCCGCTTATCTATGAAGGGTCAGATGGCTATTTCGAGGGTTTGATTATTGGTGCCAACGGCGTGGGGCTGCGAATGTATCTTAACGATAATGCCTCCTACCCGGCTGCAACAATTACCAACTTGCAGGTTCACAAAGTCACCATGCCTGATGCGCTGACCTTCGTAATGAAGGGAACAACGAGTTACGCAGACGAAGGGTTGAACCCCCAAACACGCTTGGCCTTATGGCAGTTGGATACTGACAACCGTTTCCGGTTCCAATTCAACACAGTGGACGGGCGAACGGGGCAATTCGTGACGCTCATTGAAACAGACGGAGTGGCAAACTCATCGGCATCAGCCGCCAGTGTTCATACGCCGGGGGTGGAAGTTCCGTTCTCAGTCGCCGTGGTTCTGACCTCCACCGATATCGAAGGTTTCTATGGTGGGGTCTCTAATGGGAAGGTGTCGCATAATGGCTTGCCGAACCTCTTGTCTACGCCTCTGAGTTTGCTTCCTGTAGGAACAGCAACGATTGAGCATTTCGCAATTTACGTGGGTAACCCAGGATCTGCCGCACTACAGGAGGCCACATCGTGATTAAGGATTTCATGCTAGTTTGCTTAAGTAAGGAAGATTGGGAGGGTGTTGTAGGTTCATCTATGCTAGAGGAACTATCTCGTGTAGATGTTTCTAGTTTTGAGGGGCTTGTAGTAGAACCCGGCACCTATGACTCTGAGGGTAATGTGTTAGTCCCACATGTGGTGGATGGTAAGTTCTATGTAAACCTTAGACTGTCAGGAGAAATCTTGACCCTAGAGAGCGACTCAGGTAAACCTTATCTTGAGGTTTTTCTTGAGAGCCTTACAAAGGACCCTTCGATCATCTTAGTAGATCCGAACAAAGTAGAGACCCCTGAGAGGGTTTGGCTATAACAAAAGGGAGTCATGGGTATAAATCTCTTGACTCCCTGAGTTTCTTAGGCTATTGCTTAGGGACTTAACAAACGAAAGGAAACTAAATGGCAAAGAAGCCAAAGAAGGTCAAAGATCAATATGACGGTAGTTCGTCTAAGGTTGGCCCTAAGGCTGAGATTGGTTATTATGGCACAAACACACGTTTTGGGGACCTAAAGTCTGATGAATTTCTGGCAGAACTTAAGGGTATCGGTGGTGTAAAACGATTCCGCGAAATGCGGGATAATGATGCAACTACTGGCTCTGCTATGTATGCTATTGAGCAAACCTTGCGGGACGTAGGTTACAAAATTAAACCTGCTGAAGGTAAGGGTGTAAACGAGAAGAAAGCTAAGGAACACGCTAAGTTTGTTGAGGAGTGTTTTGCTGATATGCAAGCCTCTCTTGATGACCATATTAGTGAAGCCCTAAGCGCCCTAACCTACGGGTTCTCCTCTTTCGAGATTGTACTAAAGAAACGGGACTACCATAACTCGAAGTTCCCCGATGGTAAGTTAGGTATTAAGAAACTAGCTTCTCGTGCGCAATGGACTGTGAGTAAGTTTGACGTAGACGATACAACAGGTGACCTGATAGCCCTTCACCAGAGTTTAGGTAAAGCCGGGTACAACGGTATTATTCCTGAGGATCGACTCCTTCACTATCGGACCACAACTACAAATGGGGATTGGTCTGGTCGGTCTGTATTGAGGAATGCCTACAAGAGTTACTACTACCTGTCTCGTATGCAGGATATTGAAGCTATCGCTATTGAGCGTGAAATGCACGGTATCCCAGTAGGACGTATGCCCGCTGAATATTTGTCAGAAGACGCCTCAGATGATCAGAAGGCAGTGTACCAAGCGTTTGTTAAAGGTATCGCAGATATCAAGAATAACGAACAAGGTGCTATTGTGTTGCCCTCTGACACTTATGAGGATACTGAGGGTAAGGCTTCCAATATCCGACTTATGGACATTGAACTTCTGTCTGCCCCCGGCTCTCGCTCTATTGATATGAATGAGGTAATTGTTCGGTACCAGAATAATATTGCACGTACACTAATGGCAGAGTTCCTTATGCTTGGTGGTGGTGGTAAAGAAGGTGGTGGCTCTCATGCCCTGAGTACTAACAAGAGTGATATGTTCTTGAGTTCTCTTGAGGCTTATCTAAATACCTTCTACGACACTATCTCCCGTCAACTTATACCCTACCTGTGGCGATACAACGGGTTTGACCCTAAGTACATGCCAACTGTGTATGCCAATAAGGTATCTCCTGTTGATCTGGTAGAGCTTGGTAAATTCATCAAGAGTGTTTCTGACTCTGGTGTTGAGGTTGCGAACCAAGAGGAACTTATTGCTGCTATTTTCGATACGGCGGACTTGCCTTTTGATACAACAAAGGATATGAAGAAAGAGTCTCCTGCTGTAGGTGATTCTAATGTCTCAAAGGGTACTGCCCCCGAGGACGAAGAAGGTAGAAAAGAAGATGACAAATGAGTAACTCTACCAGCCAGAGCAAGTGGTTGGGTCAACTTTACAGCTTCAAATGTATCCTACTCGGACTGTACCTACTTTATAAGGAGAAATAAAGGTTGACAACTGCTGAAATCTTGAATTATAACCAAGAGGAGCGGATGGTTTACGGTTGGGCTTCGGTCTCTACTATTGATAAGAAACTCGTGGAAGATCACCACGGGGACGTTATTGAAGCTGTAGAGATTGAGAAGGCAGCTACGAACTTTATGCTAACCTCGCGTGTTTCTAAGGAAATGCACGTAGGTACTAAAATCGGTGATGTGGTTCATTCCTTGCCGATTACTCTTGACATTGCCAAATCACTTGGTATAACAACTGACAGGGAAGGATGGGTTGTAGGCGTTAAGGTCTATGATGATGAAGTCTGGAACAAAGTCAAAAATGGTGACCTAGCTGCATTTAGCATTGGTTGCCGTGCAAAACGAAAGGAAGTAACTCTATGACCACTGCTCTGAAAAATTTGGAGATTATGGAATTGTCTCTCGTAGATGAGCCTGCTAATCCTGATGCGAGCATTACTATCTTCAAGAGTAAAGATGGTGAATCCGGTGACAAACCTAAGGGAGATAAGCCTAAAGGTGAAGGTCCTGAGACCGATGAAGACGAAGATAAGGCCAAGGACGATCCAAAAGAGACTGAGGAGTATAAAGCTCTGGTTGCTGTCTCTGAAGGACAAGCCAGTGAAATTCTGCGACTGACTAAAGCTCTTGACGAAGCTGGTTTTGACGTAGAGGCTGAGACTATTGAAAAGCGTAAGCCTGTAGAATATATCACGGTCGAAGGTGAGGAAATCAATAAGGCCCTAGTGCCTGCTGTTATCCTTAAGCAACTCGAATCACAAGCTGCTGAGATTGCAGAGCAGACGATTACTAAGCGTATTTCGGAACTTATGCCAAACACTGCGGACACAAATGCTCGGGTCCTCTTGAAGTCTTTGGATGGTATCACTGGCGAGGAAGAAAAGGCTGAGTTTATCTCCTTTATCGAAGCTATGGATAAGCTGTTCTCTGACGCTACTGTAGAAATCGGTAAATCTCGCACTGAGGAAGTTTCTGTTGAGTCTGAGATTGAGACTATGGTAGAGGCTTACAAAGCAAAACATGGTGGTACTGATATCTCGGCTTATGCTGCTATCGCTGCTACTCAAGAGGGTGCCACTCTGATTTCTAAATCTTACTCCTCCAAGAAATAAACTCTTGACACTCTCTTGAGAATCACTTAAAAGGGTGTCACGGTAAACAACAAACCGAATTAATATAAGGAATATAAAACAATATGGCTACTCAAGGCGTACACACTGTAAACACTTTCGTTGCTGGTGCTGACCTCTCGACCTCTAAGAACCGTTTCGTTACTGAGACTGCTGGTTCTACTGTTCTGTCTTCGGCTGGTGCAATGACTACTGGCGTACTTCAGAATAACCCTGAAAACGGTCAAGTCGCTGCTGTTGCAACTGATGGCCGCGTGAAAGTTGTCTCTGAAGCAACTATTACCTCTGGTGATCTGGTAGCGGTCGGTGCTGCTGGTGGCGCTGCTGCTGTGGGTACTAACGTTGCCGTAGCAATTGCCCGCTCGGATGCTGCTGCTGGTGAAATGCTCACTGTAGACCTGACAGGTTCTGTTAACGTCCAGCCCTAATTTAGGGTAAATAAGAAAAGGAATCACTTGACAAACTCTGGTGGTTCCACTAAAACAAAAGAACGATAACTTATATAAGGAATATAACAAACTATGACTATCTCTCCTAATGCTGTCCACCTTGACGTTCCTCTGACCAACATTACCGTTGCTTATACTCAGAACATGGACAACTTTGTAGCTGGTCGCCTCTTCCCTACCGTAGGTGTTGAGAAACAGTCTGACAAGTACTACGTATATGACCGTGATGCTTTCAACCGTGATGAAATGAAACCTCTGGCACCCGGCGCTGAGCCTGAAGCTGTTGAGTTCACTCTGTCGGATGACGCTTACTACTGTACTGTATACGGCCTGTCTACCAACATGACCCAACAGATGCTGGCGAATGAAGATAAGCAACTTGCAGTCCGTTCCGCAAGCTCGCAGCTTCTGGCTAACAAAGGTCTGATCAAGCGTGAGAAGTCTTTCCTAGCCTCCTACTTTGTCCCCGGTGTCTGGTCTACTGAGAAGGATGGTGCTGGTGCTGATTTTGTGCAGTGGGATGACTATGCAAACTCTACTCCTATCGAAGATGTACGTGACTGGAAACGTGAAATGTTTGTCCGTTCTGGTGGTTACGCTGTCAACAAACTGCTGATGACCCGTGACGTGTATGACGTTCTGGTTGATCACCCTGACATTATCGCCCGTATCTCTGGTGGTGCAACTACTGGCCAGCCTGCTAAGGTTACTAAAGAGCTGATTGCTACCGTCTTTGAGATTGACGAAATTCTGGTTACTGATGGTATCGAAAACACTGCTAAAGAGGGCGCTGCTGAAGTTAACGCATTCATGGCAACCAACAAGCTGTGCTTCTACCACGTACCTCCTGCTGCTGGTCTGATGACTGCCTCCGCTGGTTACAACTACACTTGGACCGAACTGGAAAACGTAAGCGACATGGGCATTAACATCCTGTCCTTTAAAGGTGAAGATCTGGTACGTAAAGGTGTTGCTGAACAACTTCAGATCCGCATGTCTTGGGATATGAAAGTAATGGGTGAAGATCTGGGTATCTTTGCTAGTAACGTTCTCGCTGGCTAATCATAGCTAATGCCTTGAGGCTATCCTGAGGTAAACTTGGGGTAGCCTTTTCTCGTTAAAAACACAAATAAATTGGAGAATAGAAATGACCGAAGAAACTAAAGTCCCTGACCTGACCGGACCCGTATCTGTTGAGGTCCCTAAGGTAGACCCTGAGGTATCTAAGACTGTTGAGGAAGAGACTGTAAAAAGTACCTCAGAACTGTCCCGTGAGCGCCGCTTGCGAAATCGTCATGTCCGGCGTACCCCATTCTATCGTGATACCCCCGTCTTCGTAAAGATTCCTTTTAATGCTAATGGTCGCCGCTGGGTCCGTGGTGTTGAGTTCCCGTGGCTTACTTTGGGTATTAAAGAGGTACGTGTAGCTACTCTGTACAACCAGAACAAGCTTATGCATAATGAGGCCCTTGAGGCTAACTTGCCCGATGTAGGCGATGGTCTTGACCAAATGAATATGGAAGAGCTGTCTAATCTGGTTTCTGCTATCAATGAGAAGGTTAAACTTGCGACAAAGACAAAAACCGAGTTCGGGAAAAAGAAGTGTAAGATCTCTCGTGTCCACGCTAAGCAAATTGGTCTTATTCGTCGGTGGCGCTCTAACTTTGGTACTATTGAAACTCAGTGAGGTAGACTATGACTTGGACTTATGACCCGGCAGACCTAGATACGGAAACTCCTAGCGGTCAACTTAACACTGTACGTTTGCTTATCGGGGATACAGATTCTACGGATGAGCAACTACAGGATGAGGAAGTCGCTTTTTCCCTATCTCTAAATGAATCTAACGTCTATAATTCAGCCATTTGGTGTTGCACCACTATTTCAAGTAAGTATGCCCGTAGGGTTACTACTGAGATTGACTCAACTCTTAAGTCTGATTATTCGGACCTAGCGAAACACTACTCTGATCTAAGCGTACAAATCGGGAGAACACAAAAGAAACTCTCTGGTAACTCTCTTGGGGCAAAGTTCGTAGGTACTCTAAAGGCAGACTTGGTGATCGGTGATGATCGGGTACAGCCTGAGTTCCGTAAGGGCCAGTTTCAATATGGTGGTACTAGCTGATGACATTCCGTGATTATGAACTGCTTATGTTGGTACGTGATCATGGTAGGGATTATAGCCTAACCCGCAAGGTAGGCACAGGCGTTTATAACCCTGCTACGGGGGGTATTGACGGTGGTAGTGAGGTAGTAGACCCATTCAAGGGTTACATGTCTCAGGTGGTCCTTACAATGGGCCAGCCACTTGACGTATCTTTCGGATCTCGCACATGTATCATCCCAGCCGCAAACTTAGACAACAAACCTAAGAGTGGTGATCTAATCTCGGGAACTTTTCTAGATAGTGTCAAAGTGACCTCAGTCCGTGAAATCTCCTCAAAAGAGAAGGTACTTGTGTACTTAGTTGGGGTAGAGGAATGAGTATTCAGGTAAAGGTTACTGGCTCTAGCTCTAGCTTGAGTAGTGAGATTCGTGAGTTGATTGAAGCAGAGGCAGAGGACGAACTTAAGGTAGTACTTAAGGGAGTTGCCCAAGCACTTGTAGATAACTCACCTTTAGGCATTAATCACCCTAACCCTGAGTATGCCACAGGTGCTTATATCTCTAGCCACAGTGTGAAGTTTAACAGTTCTCGTGGTAAGGGTAAAAGCTCTCGGGGTAAAACTAAAGGCCAACTCTCTGGCAGTTCCTCGGATATGAAACGAGAGATTGATAATGCCACTTACGAGCAACTTAGTAATGTAACCTTCAGAAACGATAGTCCTCATGCCCAAGTGGTTGAACACGGTGGACCTAATTGGAGTATCAAGGGTTACAAAGTCTATGAGAAAGCAGCGGGGAAAATTTAATGGCAGTACACTATACAGCTATCCAGAAAGCACTTGAGACTCACCTTGCAAGCACCTCCGGCCTACCTGATGTAGCTTGGGAGAACGTCTCTTTTGAACCCACTACTGGTGTCCCTTTTGTTATCCCTCTGATAATGTTTGAGGGGAGGACTCCTGCAAGTAGGGGGAAAAATCCCCAACAAAGGTATGAAGGTACTTATAGGTTAGAGCTTCTATACCCAGAAGGTGAGGGACCGGGTAATGCTAGTGCAATGGCAGATGCTATTCTCTCTCAGTTTGATGCTACTACAGACATTATCACTCCTGATATCACTATTAGGGTTGACGAAAGTTACCGTGGGGAGGGAGTCCTAAGAAACTCTTGGTACGCTATCCCTATCTCCATAATTTGGTACACTTATAAAGTTTAATAAGAAAGGAAATACATATGGCATTTTCGCAAGGCTCTCGTACAGGGCTTTCACTAATTGAGGAAGTGACTTTTGGGGTTACTCCTGACACTCCTACCCTTGACCCTATCCCATTTACAACCCATAGCTTGAACCTCAAGAAAGACCGGGTTGAAGGTTCCGACATTCGTCCAGACCGTATGCCACGTCACGACCGTCATGGTAACCGTCAGGTTGGTGGTAACATCGTGGCTGATCTTCGGGCTGACGCCTATGACAAGCTTTTGGAGAGCGCGCTGTTTTCTGATTTCTCTGCCGCTGTTGATCCAGTACTAAAGGTAGGTACCACACTTAAGAGCTTCACAATTGAGGACGCAGCAACTGACATTTCTCAGTATCGCCTGTTTACAGGTTGTGCCGTAAGCTCTATGGAAATCTCTATCGCGCCAAACCAGATGGTAACCACCACCTTCACCATGCTTGGTAAGAATATGGGTATCTCTACTTCCCCACAAACCCTTGCTACTTTGACAGAGACTGAGCCTTTTGACGCTTACTCCGGTGCAATTAGTCTTGGAGATAATGGTGGTACATTGACTCCATCGAATGTGGTAACCTCTCTGAATTTGACGATTGACAATGGGTTGAACCCCACTTTCGTCATTGGTTCTGATAGTACTCCTCAACTTGAGTATGGTCGGGCTACAGTAACAGGGACTATGGTAGCTTACTTTGAGAACGCTGATCTGGTTGACCGATTCCTTAATGAGGTTGAGTCTTCCTTGAGTGTTGACGTGACAGATCCTAACGGTGATGTAACCTATCGGTTCTCCTTCCCAAGGATTAAGATCAACTCTGCTGATGTACCTGTTGACAACCCTAAGTCTCGTATGGTAACAATGGAATTTGTAGCCCTCTATGACGCTACCGATGTTACTAACATGACAATCACTAAGGTTAACGCCTAAGTTTCTGGGTACTCAGGTTAGCGCTTGGGTACCCTCAACCTATTTCAGAAAGGACTCCTGATGGACCTGCTAGACCTAATGCCTAAAGAGGACGACATTACTATTCCTCTGTTTAACCCAAATAACCTTGAAGATCCTATGGAAAACCCAGACGGTAGTCAGATGACGGTTACCCTATGTTCTGAAGACGCTGATCCATTCCTTGATGCACGTTTTGTTGCAGCTAAAGGTTATGCCGAACTTGGTAAGGATGCCGCACCTTCTAAAGTACGTGACATTAACGCAAAGATGTTGTCTGAAGTGACTATAGGCTGGAAACTAACTTTGGGTGGTGAGCCTTTAGAGTTTAACCAAGAGAAGGCAGAAGAAATCTATAAGAAACTGCCTTGGATTGTGGCTCAAGTGTTTAAGTACCTCAAAGAGCAACGGGATTTTACTTAGGTCTTGTAGAAGAAGCTAAGTCCCATGTTCGGGAAACTACAAGACTAAATGTACCGGATAAAGATGGTGTAAGTGAGATTGATAGGCTTTCACAAGTTGAGAAACAGCTAGGTAAACCTCCTAAAGAGTTGGAAGAGATTCCTAAGTTTCCTTACCAAGTGAATTATGTGATGGCTGCATTCAATCAACTATGTAAAACTCGTGAGGTCGGTTACAGTGGCCCTATCGCTTTTAGCTACCCAGTAATAGAAAGCTTTATGAGGTTGTCTGGCGTTAAGTTAAGCAGGAAGGATGTTAGGACTCTTATTGAAATAGACAGAGCATATTTGGAAGGTATCAATGGCAAAAGACATTCTGATTAATATTACAGCGAAAGAGACAGGCTTTGAGGGCGCTGCACAAAATATCCTCAAGTATGACCGTGCTGTATCTGATGTAGAGAGGGCAACAAAACAACTTGATAAAGCCCATGCAAAAGGTAAGATCTCTACAGCTAAGTATGAGAGGGGTATTGAAGCCCTAATTAAAGACCTTTACAGGCTAGATGACGCATACCTGCAATCCGCAAACTCTGCGAGCTTCTCTAGTAAATCTGCCTCTAAGTTCGGACTCTACGCACAGCAAGCGGGTTACCAAGTGGGTGACTTTGCGGTCCAGATCCAAGGTGGCCAAAATGCCATGGTTGCATTAGGTCAACAGGGTTCCCAGTTGCTGGGTATCTTTGGCCCTGCTGGGGCTATCGCTGGTGCTGCATTGGCTATCACTACCGGGATTGTCGCCCCATTTATCAGAGCTAATGAAGAAACTGAAAAGACTATCCGAAACCTTGACGAGATAAACTCTAGTATTTATGCGATTAAGTTAGGCGAGTCAGAGGAACTTACAAAAGCACGTAAGGAAGTCGAAAGGCTTATTGAGGTATCTGTTGAAATGGAAAAGACTTGGGATAATATGGACGCCCAAGGTTTTGACACAACTCAGAGACGGTTAAATCTAGAGAATATGATCCTTGAGGCCCTAGAAGATCAAGGTCAGGTGCAACAAACACTTATTGACGAGGTGATGGCTCAAGAGGCTGCTGATAAGCTTGTTAATGAACGATTGGAAGAAGCTAGGGATCTGTTGTTTGTCCAAGAGGATGCCGTAGAGGCCCTAGTGGATACTGCAAATGTCTTAGAGTCTGTTTGGGGTAAGATTGTAGATAAGGTGATAGATGCCACGGCTGAGATGAGAGCTGCACAGATGGAAGCTAAAGTCTTCTCTAACGTAGCCTCTGGTGCTGTCGCAAGTGATCAAGATATCCAAGATATGGTGGATAACATCTTTAAGCCTGCCCAACGTAGGATCGCAAGGGAGAATAAACCTAAGAAACCTAAACGCGGTGGAGGTGGCAAGGAAAACAAGGATGTAATAGGGGACCTCACCAGAGAGTTGGAGCTTAGTATTGAACTACTAGGTATGGATGAAGCCCGTGCTGCTGTCATTCGCTCCCTTGGGGTAGATTACCAAAACTACTCAGACACCGCAATTGACTCTCTCGTTAAGTTGCAAGAGGAGTTACTAGAGCAAGAGGAGGCACTAGCTACTCAGGCTGACCTAATCCAAGGTCTCACCGATCCTGCCAAAGACTTCTTTAACTCTATCCTAGATGGTTCTGCTTCGGCTGAAGATGCTTTCAAGGAAATGCTCAGGAGTATGATCTCTAGTGTGTATGACTTGCTAGTGTTGCAGCCAATGATTGAGAACTTTCAGAAGATCTTAGGGGGTTCTGGCTCTGGTGGCTCTGGTGGGATCATTGATCTTATCGGGTCTGCCATTACTGGTTTTTCTGGTGGTAAGGTTGGTGCTAGTAAGACCTCCGCAATGGCACCTCAGGCTTCAGCTATGGCGTCTAACAAGAGTTTGGCTATAGCCCCTGCCCAAAGTTCTACACCCTCTGTAGGTGCCTCTCCTGCCGTTACACAAGTGTTTAACATCAAAGGTAATGGTGATGACTTCTTGAAGAACGCCATGCGAGTAGAAATCCAAAGGGCTGCACCTCAGTTGATTAGTGCCAGTAAAGACGCTGTGATTAACGAGCGCAGGCGTGGGGGAGTGATGAAAGCTGCCTTTGGTTAAGAAACAACTGGTATCCCACAATTGGGGTACCCTCACTATAACAAAGAAAGGATTAAAATGGCTGACTCAAAAATCTCAGAGCTGAATCCTATCACAGGGTCACAGATTGAGGACCAGATTGACCTAATGGTTTTGGCGGATGTTTCTGCCTCTGAGACTAAGAAGATCACTGTAGAACAATTGTTCCGAGAGAGAAACCTTGTTAACGGTACAATTAATGGTATGGTTATCGGTGGCTCTACTCCGGCTGCTGGAACGTTTACAAGTCTAAATGCCTCAGGACTTGCGGTTACTACTTCAGATGACAACCCTGTGTCTGTTACAAGTACAGACCCTCTAGTTTCCCTACTTATGCAGGACGGGGATTCTTCTGGCCCTTTCCAAATTAAGTACGAGACCGATGTTGTCTCCTTTAACGTTGCAGGGGCTAACCGGGTAGTACTCTCAGATACACACGTACACACGTACAAGAATACCCTGCTGGGGGATTTCGCAGGGGACGGACAAAAGGTAGCAATTGGCAGGTTTGCTGGGGGAGAGACCTACCTAAGGTTTGCCGTAAGTGGTTCTCGTATGGATATTGCCACAGCAAACCGAGAGATTAGGTTTAGCTCAGGGACTTCCCCTTTTAACATCGTAGGGCTTGGAGGAGTAGGTATTGGGGAAACAACCCCAGATGCTAAACTTGTGGTCTCCCGGCTAGGTGCTGATGTTGCTGTCTCTGGGTTTAGTGGTAACACTGCCTTAATCCTACACCCCGGCACCTCTACTGCTACTGAGGGTTCGGGTATCCACATTGTAGGTAACGCCTCGGCTAATACAGGACTGACGTTTGGTACGCCAACTAGTGGTACTAAGGGTGCAGTGTTTTATAGCATGTCGCTAGATCGTATGGACTTCTATACTAACGGAGCGCCTCGCGCTCGTATTGAGCCTGATGGTACCTTTCGTGCCCTTGCTGCCGCTGTGGTGAACGGTGATCTGTATGCAAGTAGGTTTGTTAAGGGCAGCACGGCTGGTGTTCACACTTCGGCGGACGATGTTGTAGTAAGTTCTGGTGGCCTCACTCCCGGTATGTCTGTACTAGCTAATGAGGTTGGAGGGGTCTCTAGTATCTTCATGGGTACTCCCTCAAATAACGCCGCTGGCAGGTTGCAGTGGAGTCAATCTAGTGGGCAAGTCACTCTCCTCTCTACACAGGGACTACAGTTGAACTCTAACGGGGTTCCACAGGTGGTTCTCTCCTCAGGAGTGACTACTGTCCAAGGTAGTTTGAGGGTTGCAGCAAGCGGTCCTACTGTCGATTCTGTCCTTGATTTCATGGATGACGATAAGAACCGTAGGTATACTCAGGCATTCTACGACTACGATGGTGGTTCTGGTCCGGGGTTCGGCTTGTTTAAGATTGACGTAGCTAACAACGCAGGGGTAGGGTCTTCTGTGTATAGGTTTGAGAACTCTGACGTAGACGGTACCGATATTCCACCCTCGGCAAACTCTGTTGTTCGTAAGTTTGAACTCATTGCTATGTTGCAGGATTATGGACTTATCCCATAAAGTACTTGACAGTAGACCATCCTTTGGGTAAAACCTTAGGGTGGTCTTTCTGATTCTGGCCACATGATTCTAACTAATGAAAGGAGAAGTAATGGCTATAAGTTACCCACTTGCTATCCCTACAGCTATCGGTGCTTCAGAGGTTGTTTTTCGCATGATTAACGCTAAGTCTCTGAGTCAGTCACCTTTCACAGGCTCACAACAGCAAATTGTATGGCCTAAACAACAATGGGAAGTTGAGTTTAACGTACCTCCTGTCAAACGTGAGGACGGTGCAGAGGCTTGGATTACCTTCTTAGCAAAGCTTCAGGCAGGTACTACTACCAGTTTCCCAAGTTTCTACTTGAGTGATCCTAATGGCTATCCTATGGGTTCTCAGGCAACTAACTTCACAGTGACTAAAGTCGATCCTAACACGGTTGACCTCTCTGGGCTGCAAGCTGGTGCATCTAAGGTTTTGGCTATGGGAGACTATATTCGTATTGGTCAGGGGGAATCCTCTAGGTACCACAAAGTGCTTGACCAAGTGGATGCCGATGGTTTGGGAAATGCTCAAGCTAATATCTGGCCATCTAACAATCAAGTGGGTCCGGTACAAGGTTCACTCCAAGATGCTTATGGCGTATTTATTATGACGCAAAACATGCCGGAGTTTTCTATTAACGATATCTCTAGTTATGGCATTAGTTTTAGCGCTAGGAGTTTGGTATGAGTCGTGATATCCCCCCTCAGTTAGTCCCTCTTATGGCTGCTGATGTTGTTTACCCGTTCTTTACCGTCACCTTTGAGTTTCAATCTGAGACAATAAACTTTTGGACTGGCTTTGGCCAATTGGTTGTTAATGGGGTAACCTACATTGGTTCTGCGGATTTGATGAAGATTGCGGATATTGAAGAGACTACTGAACTTGCTGTACGTGGTGCAACTCTTACCTTATCAGGTCTGGACTCGAGTCTAGTATCTCTGGCACTACAAGAGCCTTACCAAGGCAGGCCCTGTACGATCAACTTTGGTTGCTATAGTAACCTCTCTGGGGTTGGGTCTCTACTGAAAGAGGATGTTGTTACTGAAAGCTTTATCCTGCTTGAACAAGGTGGCCAGATCGACCTAGAGGGTGACATTGCGCTTACTGAAGTCTTCTCAGGGTATATGGATACTATGGACGTAACAGAGGGCGCTGCAACCAGCACAATCGCCATGTCTGTAGTTAACAAACTGGTGGACCTTGAGCGATCTCGTGTCTTTAGGTACAATGCCGGAACTCAATTGGATGTAGACCCTACTGACATAGGTTTCTCTTGGGTTGAGTCTATGGCTGATAAGTCGGTATACTGGGGAACCAATGCGGCTGTGTAAGGAGTAATAGAAAATGAAGTTTCAACAAGAGTTTATCGCCAATTCTAGCCAAGCTGAGAAGGACGTGATATTCAGAAGTCATTGGGACGAGATTGCACTAAATAAAACAGACATTGCACTTAACCCAGACTATGAGCGTTACGAACAATTAGAGACTGCTGGAATACTCAAGATCTTTACTGCTAGAGAGAACGTATGCAAACACACCAATAGGACTGTTGTTGCTGGATATTTCGTCTGTTTCGTCATGCCACACTTGCACTACAAAGATCACCTATTCGCAACAAACGATATCCTCTATTTGAAACCCGAATATAGACAAGGGTTTACTGCCTTAGGTCTCATTCGCTTTGCTGAAAAGTGTCTAGCAGAGGATGGGGTTTCGGTAGTACAAATCAACACTAAAGCTCATAAGTCTTTTGATCCTCTTTTGGAGAGAATGGGCTACACCTTAAATGATAGGGTATATGGGAAACTAATTAAGAAAGGAAACTAATATGGCTGTATCTGCTATTGTCGCGGCGATTTCTACAGCTTCGGCTACTCTCGCTGGCGGCGTTGCAGCACTTACCTTCTCTTTCGGTCTAACAGGTATCGCAGGGATTGCCTCTCACTTCCTGATTACTACTGCACTAGGGGCTGCACTAAGCGCTCTTGCTCCTAAGGCTTCTGCTGGTGGTATCGGTGGTTACGCTGTTAATGCCGTGGGTTCTGACCTTGATCGACAGGTTGTTTATGGCCAAACTCGTACTGGCTCTGCGGTTATCTACTCAGATACCTTTGGGTCTTCTAACGTAGAACTAGAACAAGTTCACGTATTTACTGGCCACCCTATTGAGGAATTTGTAGAGTGGTATATTGACGGTAACCGTGTGACCGATCTGGACCCAGCTACGGGCAATGTTAAGGAGGTTGAACTACAAGATGGTACCCTAAGTACCCTGTACAACAACTACGCCTTTATCAAGGACCCACGTCTTGGCCACGAGACTACCCCAGCCTTCCCCAAGCTTATCGCTAGGTATGATAGCTTTGAGAATCCTGAGGACTACTGGAATGACAAGTGTACTCTTACGGGCTGTGCTGCTGTTAATTTTGTTGCTGTCTGGAACACTTCGACAAATATCTGGCCTAATGGACTCCCTAATCTAGAGGCTGTCATTAAGGGTAAGAAGGTACTAGACCCACGTACTGGACTCGTGGAGTGGTCTGATAATGCCGCTCTCTGTATTGCGGACTTCTTAACTGCTGATTATGGACTAGATGAGGACCCAGCTCGGGTTGATTTAGGCATGGTTGCTACTGCGGCTAACGTCTGTGATCAAACCAATACACCCGGTGGTGAAAAGCGGTACTCCTTCAATGGGGCCTTCATTACCAATGTTACGCCTAATGATTTCCTAGCCTCTGCACTAACGGCAATGGGTGGGTCTCTCTGGTACTCTCAAGGTAAGTGGCGACTTAAGCCTGCCTATTGGACGGAACCTAGGCTCTCTCTCACTGATGACGATTTGCGAGGGCCTATCGACCTTAACACTCGCCACTCTCGTAGGGATAACTTCAACCAAATCAAGGGTACCTATCGGGGTCCAGAGACCTTCTATCAAGTAACTAACTACCCAGCTATTACTAACCACACGGCCACTAGTACAGTAGTTCTGCCAACAGCTTTTGTTGTCGGTCAATACTACCAGATTAGGAACCTTGGGGTTACTACCGATTGGAACGCTATTGCAGGTACTGAAGGGTTTACCTATCAAGTAGGTCAAACAGTACCTTGTGTTAACGTACCAGCGGGTGGCGATGGGGACGCATACACTACCTATGATTTGTTCCTAGATATAGACGGTGGACAACGTAGCGCTATTGCCCTTGACCTTCCTTTCGTGGACAACCAAGCGCAGGCAAAACGTCTGGCACGTATCGCTCTGGAAAGGAACCGGGAACAGCTTACAGTCTCGCTTACAACAAACTTAAAATCTATGGAACTTCAGGTCGGGGATAACTTCCAATTTACCCATGAGCGATTTGGTTGGGACCATAAAACTTTTGAGATTGTCGCATGGGGCTTTGCTATTACCGATGATCTTGAACCTCTTATTAGCATTACCGCACGTGAGGTTTCTGAAGCAGTGTTTGATGACAAGGATGACGGAGAGAAATTAGAGAGAAACAATACTCGACTTCCTAACCCCTTTCAATTGGACGCTCCTACGGGTCTGTCCTTTAGCTCTACTGAGGGTATTGACACGGATGGTAAAACTGTAAGTGATATCACCTTTGAGTGGACTCATGTAGAACCCTTGTCTGTCACTTATTATGAGCTAGAGTTTCGTAAGAAGGGCCGGGTACATTGGCAATCCGCTGGACTTATCCGTAACCCAAACCATCTTCTAGATAACGTAAGTTCTAGGGACACTTGGGAATGGCGAGTAAGGGCAACAAATGCCTTAGGGCAGGTCTCTCTTTGGGCCTTGGGTTCTGATGCTGCTGGTAACCCTGATACAACCATACCAGAGGTTCCTACCGCTCTCACAGGGTTACCCGGTTACCGGAGTGTTAAGATCACATGGCAAGACCCTACAACTAACGTAGGTGGCACCGTTTGCAGGGACCTAGATCACTCTATTGTTCGCAGGAATGATGATCCTAGTAAGGATGTTTTTGTGAGTGGTAACTCGTTTACTGATAATGGGCTGTCCCCTGCTGGCACTTACTCCTATAAGGTAGCTGCTGTAGATAAGACAGGTAACCAAGGGGCTTTCACCTCAAGCATTAGTGTCACTGCTCTAGCGGACCCGGCTGATGGTGTCGATGGTATTTCAGTTCTGGTAGTCTATGCGGATGACGCAGTAGGTACTAACCAAAGCTTGAACCCTCTGTCTTATGAGTATGTGAACTACTACGAGTACAATACTTCTGATGGGCAACCTGCTTTGCCTTTGCCCGGTGGTACTACTTTTGTTAAATTCATTGGGGTTGGTCAGAGTATTTTCCCCATTTACGCAGATGACGCACTAGGTAATAACCAAAGCTTTACCCAAGGCTTGCGCCCTTATGTGAACTTCTTTGAGAGTCCTAATGCTACTGCACCTACTCTGCCACAAGCGGGATTGACTTTTGTTCGTGTGGCTGCTGATGACGGAAACAATGGATCTGACTCCTACAGCATTTATATCTCGGCTGATGACCAGACAATTACCTATGACTCGAAAGGAGAAGCTAGCCCTACAACACAGACCTTTAATTTTGAGGCTATCACAAGTAATACAGGTGCTAATACGATTAACTGGACTACGCTGCCTAATGTTAAGTCTGGATCTGGTACAACTTTCACGCTAACTCAAAATGACTTTGGTACCAAGTACTGGACTGCCACAAAGAAAGTCACGGTAACTGCTACAGTCTCTACCCCTAATGGGAATATTACTGACAAGACTACAGTCTATGCCCTTAAGCAAGGTTCTGGTGGAATCACTCCGGTACTTACTAACGAGTCTGTTTCGGTAGCTTCGGACTCGGATGGATCTAATCCTGATTTGTTGCAAACTGACACTGGGATTTTGGTTTTCGATGGGGATACGCAACTTACGGCAGTGTCTAATAGTCCTGTAGCTGGTCAATTTACGGTCAACGCTATTAATTATGTGGGTTGTGCAGGCAATGCCTCTGGTACTGTATCTGGTGGCACCTATACCTTAGGAGACCTTACGGCCTTCACAGATAACGACAAAGGTTATCGGGATATCACCCTTAGGGTTCGTCCCTTCGATGGCTCAGGGGATCTGTATATCCAGCGTAGGCAATCCTTTACTAAGGCAAAAGCTGGTAGTACTGGGTCTAGTGGTGCCAGAGGGCCGGGACGTTGGGATATTGTCCTACCAGTCGGGGTGCCTTTGCCAAACACTGGGTCAGGCAGCTTTAGGGTTTACTGGAACACGTATGGACGGACTAATGGTAACGTTGCCCCTGTACAGCCTGTGCTTAATGATCAAGCATGGTACCGGACTAGTACGGGTGAACAAGCGGTAGGTATTTGTACCTCTGTAAGTTCTAACACAAACCATAGTTGGCAAGAGCAAGATGAGGTAGTTGACGGTAACCTTTTGGTAACTGGGTCTTTGAATGTTATGAATGCTGCTATTGGAGGTACTGTACAGAGTAATAACTTTGTTTCAGGACAAGCCGGGTGGCAAATTCGGGATACTGGTGCTGCTGAGTTTAATGGTCCTGTAATCTCTCGGCAGATCCGATTGGTCTCTAATACGATTACCCTACCCGGCACTCATGTCTTAGCAACAGCGGGTGTACATAACCAAAGGTACTCTCCTGTAGAAACGGGTTCAGTTATCCCCGGTGCTAATGGTGAGGACTCTGAAGGCTGGTACCGATTTGTTAACCTTGGGGTCCGTCTTGGGGTAGAGGACGTGTGGCAACCTCTGGATCAAACTCTTGCTGTTACGGCTGCTATTGTTGACCCTAACTTTGGATCTATCTCGGCTGCAATCGACCCTTACAATACCTTCTGGTCTACACAGATCCAGTTGGAACAAGGGGCAGCTCGTTGGTTTGGCTATGGTGGTTCTAACCCAGATCCCCATTTTAGTTACCAAGGCGACCCAAGTAACGTTGTGAACCTACCGGGTGCTACAGATACCTCACAGCGACTTCTCGCAAGGGTCCGTTTCTTTGGCAAGTCCAATGTAAACTTGACTATGACTAATCCGGTGATTAGGGTTTCTGTTTACAAGATCATCTAATAATGATAACACTGGGTATCCCTTGATTCGTCTTGGGGTACCTCCTACACATGAAAGGATAAACTATGTATTCACTAGGAAGTGGGTCCTTGTCTCGTCTTATCGGCGTACATCCAGACCTAAGGAAAATTATCCATCGGGCTATCCAAATCACTACTCGGGACTTTACTGTCATTGAGGGCGTTCGTCCTTACTCTCGGCAAAAGATCCTGTATGCTCGGGGTTCTAGCAAGACCATGAACTCACGTCACCTTGTGTCTAAGCGCACAGGTTTTTGCTATGCAGCGGATATCGCGCCTTACCCAACTAATGGGGACTATGATCGTGATGGAAAACTCAACATTGAAGATTGGGATGAATACTACCCGATTGCTAGTGCCATGAAACAGGCAGCTAAAGAGCTTGGGATTCCCTTAGAATGGGGTGGCGATTGGCGATCCTTTAAGGACGGTCCTCATTGGCAGCTTCCTCACGCGCAGTACCCTAAGTAATGTCAGGGAATGCAGAGGAACTGAAACGACTAAGAGAGCTGGAAACAGAGTACGCAGTGCTAGAAACTAAGGTGCAAGCTTTAGAGAAGAAACTAGACACAATTAGCGGTCACTTAAGTAAGGTTCTCTGGTTCTTCGGTGGTGGCCTAATCAGCGCATTTGTTGGTTGGGTTGCTACGGGGGGTCTAATGAAATGATGGCACGGGTTAGTAATATGTTGGCAGGCTTCACAGGAGCGCTCGTAGGAGTACTTATGACCGTTCCCTTAGTTACCCCTCATGGAAAGCCTGTAACCCCTCTCAGCGTAGAGCCTACGGGCAATTTGGGTATAGCCAGAGCGTTAGAAGAGTCGGGGAAATATCCGATAGTGATCTCAGGAGAATCAACAGGTACTTCTGATCTCGCTTGCTGGAAAACTTGTGGGGGTCTCGTATGTTGGGAAGTCGCTCAGGCAACACCTTAGGGAAGGTAGTCCACAAAACATTTAAAAGGGAGATTGCTTATGTACTCATTCTGGTACTGTGTTGGCAAATCGCACTCGGGGCAGTCGCAATGGTCCAAGCGATCATCATGCCTATTCTCACGTATACGGCAGCGGCTATGGGCCTACATTTGTATTTTAGCCCTAATGCTAGGAACACTGGGGGCCTGTACCAAACTCAACCCAGTCAGCGCATTTATTCCGAAACCGGACGTAGTAGCGCAAGTCAACTTGGGCAAGAACAATACCTCAACATTGGGCCAGACAACAAATAGTGAGACTGCTATTACGGTCAAAGAATCTGTAGTAAAGACTTTAGTCCAAGACACAGGCAAGACAGAGGTAGAGGCTCAAAAAGTTGATACCATTACAATCAATAAAACCCCTACATGGATCTGGTATATTGTAGCGTTACTAGTGCTACTCCCAAGTCCATTGCAGAGGTTATACAGTAAGATCTACGAGAAACTTTCGTGATCCTTAGGCTACCCTTGGTTAATTCCTTGGGTAGCCTTTTTGATTCTTAGGTCTGCCAAAGTGGCATAGGTGTCTTACCGTCCAATTGGTGAGCTTCAGCTTCTGTCAAATAATCCACAACACCACTCTTGAATCCTACTAAGAGCTTGTACCCCTCTGAGTCCAGGTCGATTGACTTACATTTGTGGCCAAGCTTTCTGAGGTGTTGCACATACTTGCTCAGGTCAACCATTCGGTAAGTGTAGAAAATCATTCTGTGTCCTCACCATAGAACCTAAAGCACCAAATAGATTCCTCCCGTCTTAGGTCCCCTTTACGAAGGTCTTCAAACATAGAGGGTCTGTAACCACTAAGGATATAATCCTCTAAGTATTGAGAGTCCTCGTGTATCCAGTAGCCAAAGTAGCTAGTGCGAAGGGTCTTAGGATCACAGTAGCCAAACCTGTGCCAAAGGTATTCCTTAATCTCTACCTCTGCGGCAGCGCTACTTATGACACTTCGGGGGCCATAGGCTGCAAGGGTCTCAGGTCTTTTGTAATAGCTGTACACAGTGTCTCCGTGAGATAACATCTTATTGTGGTAAGGTCCGCCAAGTGCTCGTGCCGTATTCATCCTGATTCTCCCATATGTCTAAAGTCTATAGCACAAATAGCAAAAGGCCCCAGAGGTGTAAACCCCTAGAGCCTCATTAATTACCAAGAGATATTCTTGGATTTAGAGAAGTAGACAGAGAACCTACCAAAGTGGAATCCGGTCATATCTTTACCTTTAGTAATTTCATAACGTTTCTTCTTCTTGCGGATACGAACCATGCCTTTCAAGAAACGGGTGTTGAACCTAAACCCATTAGAGCCATCATTCAAAGGAGTGAAAACCCCCGGCGCAACACGTTCCTTACGTTTCTTATAGGGCTTAACCTCTGTATCGTCCATCCACCAGTAGTCTGACCCGTCAAGTAGCTCAACCCGGTAGTGGGCATTATGCTCTCCGTCATTGTGCAGACGAGTAACACGAACAATTTCCCCAAGCTCGAAACCTACTTCCCTATCCCAAGGATTGTCACTGTTAAGAGTAACCTCTACAAAATCCCCTACTTTACATTTGAGTTTCATCAGTCTTCCTTTCTCTAGGTATCCTAAACTTGTGACAGAATAGGATACCCGAATGTTTGTGTCAAGGGTTAAACGTCAACAATCTCACAAGAGCCAGAGGAGCAAGCCAAAGTTTGACTTCCTTTTGTTGTATCCTCAGTTTCGTAAGACGATAGTTTGCTCCAATCTAGGTTCTTAGGCATCTTGTCGAGAGCTTCAAGGTATTCAGCCTCAGTACAGTCTTGGTATGGTGCCTGTTGGTAAGAGTGGTCCGAATGTGGCAAGAAAGACACACCAGACATTTCATCAAAGTTCTTCCAAACAAACTGACCTACCTCGGGCCACTCCTCATCACGTACACTAATCGTAACGCTAGGCTTGTGTTCGCACCAATGACGTTGATAGATTAGCCACATTTCAAGTTGGTCAATTGCGGACATATCATTACGAGTAACAGCGCCTTCAGGACTTTTCATAGGGAAGCTAAACACAACAGTTTGCTCCGGCTTCATAACACATGCCTCATAGGGGATACCTTGATCAATCATAAACTGAGTAAGAGGGTCCTTACGATCACCACGAACTGTACGGATGTACCAAGGGCTATGACGCGCATGAATACCGCTAGAGCTGTCCACAAGTTGAGAAACAGTGCCAGAAGGCTTAACGCATGTAATGGCAACAGAGGCAGGGATACCCAACTCCTTAGCAGCCAAAGCATTAACCTCTACAGCGATCTCACGCAGTTTATCAAGGGTCTTTGCCAAGCCTGCATTAGCAGTGGTCATCAAGGGGTTATCCATGATACCTGTGAGAGATACCCCTAAGAGACGTTCTTCAGCAGTGTTAATCCGCCAAACATCACGCAGGTAGGGGAAGTCTACATAAGTACTCTGGATAGTCCCTAGGAGGGTTGCCATCACCACCTTACTTACGATAGTATCAAAAGTGTCCTCTGCCCGAATGACAACCTCTGTCAGGTTACAGAACTGGTAAGGACGCAGGATAATCTCGGAACAAGGGTTAGTACCGAACTTAATTGGGTTACCTTCGCTGTCAACAGTCTTACGTCTGCCATACTTGGCCGCTTGATTGTGACTTGCTTGACGGTTGAATACACCACGTTCACCAGACTTGCTTGCCACAAGCGAATGCCACTCCTTTAGGAAGACTTCAGCACTAGGCTTTTCAGTATAGCTCACAGAGTTGTTAGCAAGAGCGCGTTGGCCTTCATGGTTCCACCAGTCACCAGCCTTTGCATGTGCCATTTCAATATCGTCAACATCAGACAAAGAAATCATTGCAGATCTACGGACCCCACCAACAACCACAACTTCCCCAATCTTACACATAATGTCATGGGCTTCACGCGGGGTCAGTTGTCGGCCAGCAGCAGCTACAAACTTAGCTACGACAAACTCAAACAGTTCATTCAGAGGTTCTGGACCTGAGGAGCGACCACCGAAAGTCTTAAGTTTTGCCCCAGCGGGACGCAGCAAACGTAGGTCCCATTCTGGGATATCTCCCTTATACAGGTACTCAATCAACTGGCGTAGACCTTTGGCCCAACCTTCCTTACTGTCAGTAACCACAATCTTAGGCTGGTAGAAAGTCTTGTAGACCCACATTTGGAACTTGGAGCGCTTCAACCAGTAGGCAACCTTGGGCAGCTTTACCACGTTTTCATACTCTACAGAGAAACCTACCCCAGTGCCACACATAAGGATAAACAGCGCCTCATCGAAAGACCTAATGTCATCCACAGGCAGGTAGCTACAGTTGTAGGCAGTTGTGTTGTCCCGTTGCATTGCCTTACCAGCAGCCATAAGGGCGCGCATAGAGGGCATAGCGTGATGATCTTCGATATACTTAGTGATAGTACCTAGGGCCTCTGGTTCAAAGTTTGGCAGGTCCTTAATCACAGGGTAGACAACCTCTTGCACATAACGAGCAACAGTTTCTTCCCAAGTCTCCCGGCGATTATCTTCCTCTAGCCACTTTGCGTAACGAGAGACAGCAATAAACCGTGAGTAGTCTTGCATTTTAGTCATTATAGTTGTAGTCCTTTATTCTTACGTCTCTGTCACACCTCTGGCACCTGTAATAGAAAAACCCCCCGTACCGTTGTGAATAGTACGCGAGGTGTCCCGTTAGTAGGCACTCTAGGTGGTTTAAGAGTTTAGCGATCATTTCCAGAACCTTGGATGGTCCCACGTTCCTTACGGCCTTCTAGCTTAATCCGGTTTACTGTGACCACCTCATTCAAGGTAGTACCATTCAGATGAGCAATAATAGCGATTGCAGCCATTAGGTTACCAAAGCCATCTCTCATCGTGTTTGTCCCTAGGTTCCACTCTGGGTTAGACACAACCTCAAGAATATCAACAAGTGTCTCGGTAGCAGCTCCTAGGGTAGCAGCAGGGACAAACTTAGGTTCAATACCGCATTTCTCAAGTTCTTCTTTCACCATACCGTCAAACTCAATTTCAGCGGCCTTTGCCAGACATAGGTTAAGGGCTTTTGTGCAAGCCTCTTGGTCCACTAGGTTGTAACAAGCTACAGCATAGAACACAACGTCCCCAAGTTCTTTACGGATGTTAGCTTTATCTACTTCGTGTCCGTCCCTAAGTCCTTTCTTAATTAGCTCAGCAACTTCACCAAATTCCCCAATCAAACCTAAGGTGTTTTCCATTTTACGTGTCATACCTGAGGTAATAATCAGGCTCTCCACAAATTTAGAATAGTCTGTCATGTTCTTCTAATCCTTCTTTATAAGTCCTCTTAGCGCTACCACAAGTAACGCAGGTCTCTTCCTTAATCCACTGGCCCTCATAAGTAGTGACCATGTTATGGCCAGTAAGGCCGCACGGGTTAATCCAGTCTGAAAACGAGAGTAATATCCCTTTAAGAAACTTCATCCTTAATTCCCCTAAAAATAGTTGGGTTCTCTGTGTCACCACCTTTAGGCCAAAAGAACCAAGCGTAGTTATCTACACCAGCAACCCTTTTACCTTCTTTGTAGAACCAGCACAAACGACCAATTGAGTGGACTTGAGTGCACATATCCATGTACTCGGAGAAATACTTTACGTGCATCCTATCCGCTGGCAACAAAAGCCAAGTGGGTTTCAGGCTTATGAAATGCTCCAAGAGCGGTACCAGAGTTTTCCGGTCAAAAGGTGGGTTTGTAACGATAAGGTCACAAGATTCCAAGTCCCTAGGGATAAGGTCCAAAGCGTCTCCTTCGAGACAACCTCCCCCATCGGGTGATATGTCTGACTTGAACTTACAGAGTTCTTCTCTATTTTCACCAGAGATACCACGGACAAGATCACCAGCACCGTAACAAGGCTCGGCATAAGTTCTTCCTTTCACTAGAGGGGCAATTACTTTATGGGCTTTTGGGTCAATCGTAGGGTAGTACTCTCGTGGTCTTAACTCAAAAGCATTAGGATCTCGTTTGGTCAAATCCTCACCTCACGCGAATTGCGGCAAGCACGATAGATAAACTCAATAGTTGCCTTACGTTCCTCAAGTTGACCTAGACCACCTAAGAAAAGAGAGGACCCATCATTAGCGATGAGATAAAAGCAGGGGTTCACATGAGGGCTTACTACATCCATACTATCCACAAAACTAATGTGGCGTTCGCACAGAGGCAGTTTGTTATCCTTAAACCACTTATACCCCGCTTCTGATTCCCTTGTGCCGGGGTAGCAAAACATAGTGACCCGCATTAACTCAACACCAGACCCAGCAAAGGCAGAGCCTCTAGCAGATCGTCATGGCCCCCAACGACATACTTGTGGTCTGTCTTAAGCCCAAACCAACGTACCTTGTGAACAGAAATCATAGGTAAAGTCCCATGCAAATCTTTAATACGTGCAAGCTCTGCCGGGTTATCGGTTACGTCGATATACTCAAAAGGCAACATACGTGTCTCAAGGGCTTTCTTAGCTTCCTGACAATAGGAACACCAGCTTGCGCCATAGACCTTCAGTTTGATTTTAGCCATACTTACTTTTCCTTCTAGACTAGTTGATACTTCATATTAAGTATTTCCTGTAAGAGCTTCCCAAGACACAGGGAACAGGGGTTGAACACACTTTTTGACACCCTCGGCAATCATTTGGGCTTCCTTCTGTGCGTGACCATCAGAACGTTGAACGTACATGTTAGCCAAGGCATAAAGGTTACCAGTCACAATTACTTTTGTCATCATAGACTGAGGCAGAACCATACGAACCTGTTCAGCAGCGATTCCATGTGCGATAGCCCGATCATACACCCACTTAGAGTGGTTCACAAGGTCTTCGTACATACGGTTCATTAGATTCTGAGTGTAACTATCGGCAGGTCCGCCAGATCCTTGCTTTACGTTATCGGCAGCAGAGCGCCATTCCTCAGGAAAGTAGAACTTAAGACCCCCAATAACGTAGCGCCGGGAAACCTCATTGTACTCAATACCTGTAGTATGTTTCATAATTTGACGTGCAACAAAGATAGGCATTTCAAACCTCAGTGTTACCGCAGTATGGGCAAAAGGCGACCAATGGGCAGGCATACGCTTTAGATACGTTACCATCTTGCGCAAGTTCCCTAACTCCTCGCTCATAGAGCAGAGTTGAATCTCGTCTAACAGACGGTCCCAATCACCAGAGGTGCACCCACGGGCAAGAAACCTGATAAGACCTTTATCTTTAGCAGAAAGGCGAGTAGCTTGTGTCAAGACTTCAGACTGCCTAGGTCCAGAGTAGCCCGCGTCACCATAGGTAATGTCGTAGGTCTCATACTCAGCCCCAGCGCCATCAAAAGAGACTCGGGCAGCATTAACAACCGAAAGGTCAGAACCCATATGGTCGATTAGTTCTACTTTCATTGTTGAAATACCTTTACAATCATAGACAAGTTATAGGCAGTAGGGTTAGCATTAGGCCTATTCTCAGGAACCAAGCGGATCATCTTAGCTGTACCAGAGTGAACACGGTAGCAACCACGATTCCAAGAGTAGCGACCACCACCGAAATGTTGTACCCGGTCTCCTACAAAGAGTTCTTCCCCAACTGCATCTTTGTGACCAGTAGACTCGGCTGGTTTGTTGCCGGGGTCCTCAGGGTTCCACTTACCATCCTTGTAAGCATAAGTACGCTTCATACGTGCCTTGCTCTGGTGACCATAAATAATGATTCCCTCAGGAATACGCTCATCAATCTCAGTAGCACGGAACCACAGTTCACGGTACACAGCGTCAATTTCATCCTTGTCATTAACGCCTTCATACAACACAGGCACTTGATTGACACACATAGGTAGGGTGTCAGCAGGCCGGAACGTATTGAACAGGAACCACTCTTTTTCTTCCAACTTGTGAGGGTTCTTCTGGATACCGGGGCCACACCATTCGCCATAGTGATAACCGTTGCCAAGGCACAGGAGTTCGTCATAATTCTGAAACACCCAAGCGGCAAAACCAAAGTTATCACACTGGTTACCATTATGTGAGGGCATGATAGCCCGATTACGAGACTGGATACCTACGATCCAACCGTCCACAATGCGGATACCACAGTTGGAACCGTCCATCTTCTCAGTAATTACAATGTTGTTGCCTTTCTCGCGGCCAGTTTTTCCCCAAGGTACAAATGACTCGGGGTTAAGGGCCTCAAGTTTTTCCTGAAAGTCGGGGTGACGGGTGATATCCATTAGTGAGACTCCTTTTTGAATTGTGGATCGTTTGAAAGTTCGTGCAGATACTCTTGTACCAGCTTGTTACCACCTACCATACGCAGAATGCGAAGTCCAAAGTAAATGATCTTTTTTGTGTCGTAAAGAACAGAGGTTCCAGACTTTTCACCCCAGCGGCAACATCCCTTGAAGATATCCTTGAGGTGGATACCGTATTTCCCCCATTTATGTTCTGCAAGGTGTTCCATCATGTCATTGACGGTAACCCATGAACTGAAGGGCATGTTATAGTAGCTTGAGGGTCCACCAGTTACGGGGGCTTTAGTAAGCACTCCCGGTTCACCTTTTGCCATTGATCCTTCAAGAAACTTCTCTGTGTCTAGTTCCAAGACTTCTTCCTTTGCCTTAACCACAGGGGTCATATCGCTGATACGAATCCACCAAGTTGCCTGTGTTATTATGTCTTTATTCTGCACCACACGTTGAGACCAATAACCCCCCACAAGCATTTCTGGCGCACTAATAACCTCTCCTGTAGTCCCAAGGGCAAAACCATGAGCGTTACTGTTTCCAGTGATCTCTACTTCAGTCCCTACCGTATAGCCGGGAACATGAAGCTCAAGTTGGTCCTCAGAATACCAAGCGCCTGCATCAGTCCTTCTATCAATAGGGTGAGTAGACTCCCATTCCTTAAGTGGGACACATCGGTAAGGCTGTTCGTCTGGGTAATTCGTAACACCAGCAACCACAAGGATATCCCCCACGTCTACCGCATCCTCCTCAAAGACCTTAGTCACTTTAACTTTCTGTTGAACTTGGAACTTCATTAACCTAAACCCTCTCTATGGTTATTTTCCGTAAGGTCTTTGTACACCGTGTACTTACCCTTTGCAATAGCTAAATCAGCGAGAAAGCAAGATAAAACAAAGTAAAGACGTTCGATATCACTTAGGTCAAGTTTAATAGGATCTTCCCCTTCGATAGTGACAACATAAAGCCCGGTGTTTGTATCTAATTCAATGTCCATCTTGCTTCCCTCTTATTTAGCTAGTTTTGCGCGCTTGGCAATTCGTTTGGTTTCTGCCATACGCTCAGCCACTGCATAGCCTACAGGCCCTTCGTCAATCCATGCTTGGGGAATCGTCTTATCGGCATAGAGAAAGCCGTGCTTCTTACACCATGAGGCGTAAGTAGTGTTTGAGACTTTTGACAGTTTTGTTGCACTACGGGTAAACACGAAACGAATGTCTAGATCTGGGTATTGTTCCTTGATCCTGATATGTTTCTGTCTATCCTCAGGGGTGAACCTGCCCTTAGTCTCAACAATGATTCCGTTACCAAGTAAGAAGTCTGGGGTATAGCTCCTGATCTTAAAGTCAACCCAGCCAATCTTGTGTTTCTCATATTCAAAAGGAACACCTTCAGCCGTTAACTTATCAGAGTTGTCTACCTCTAGTCCAGACCTGTAACCTCTTGCATGTGCCGCTGCATAACGACTACGTGCCATATTAACCTTTCGCTTTCTCCGCTGTGTTAGCAACAGCTTGCATTTGCATGTAAACGTGCTGGAAAGCTTGGATCTCGGTTGCTTGCAACTGCACTCGTGATAGAAAGGTCATTGCGGCTCCTGCTACCTCTGGTGTAATTACAGGAGTTTCTTCTTTAATATCTTTAGCCATAGTATATCCTTATGTCTTTTGAGCTTGGTTAGATAGGGCAATAACGCCTTCAAAAAATGACCAGAATTTACGTTTCTGAACAATTGATAGGCCATTATCAAACAGGTCTTTCTCATAATCTTGATAGGAGTCATCGGTCATGTAGTAACTCAAGGTTACCAACATACACATTGCATGGACATTAGGGAAACCGTCCGCTTTGATGCTAAGCGCAACTGATTTCTTTAGGTCTTTGACTACTTTACTATCACCCATTTTCATTCCTTACTCAGTTAAATCTTCTTATCAGGGAAGCCCGGTGGAGTCCAAAGTTGACCTTCATACCGCTGCAACCAAACTAAACGTGCATTCTCAAGGGCAAGAGCTTCGTCACCTTTGTACCCTGCAACAACAGCTTGCCACATTTCTTCCTCAGTTTCAAGACCTTCTAGCATAGCTTCAGCCTTCTTAGGGCCTACCAGCTTAGCTCCTTTGATGTTGTCGGTAGAATCACCAGTCAACATTTGCTTATAGATAAAGTGCTGTGCGTCAAAGTCGCTTTGGGTAGTGAATTCGTTCTTACGGTAGTTGAAGTGCAAGCCGGGGAACTGAAGGAAGTCCTTGTCAATCCCTACGATCACGCAACCCTCATAACCAAGGCCAGCAGCCATGATACCAATCGCGTCATCGGCCTCAATACCATGTACAACAGTTGCGTAGTACTTATCTTCCATGTACTCACGAGCATGAGGAAGAAACTTAGGCTTTGAGCCTTTCCGGTTGCCTTTGTAAGGAGCGAACTTAGCTAGCTCAATACGAAAGTTGCCGGGTCCTGTCAAGAACATTTGGTACTTGTAGGATTCGTCTTCGCTTGCGATATCAAAACGATCAAAAATATCTCCTACGATATCGTCAATCTTCTTCTCTACATCAGAGCGAGTGCCAAACTCAAGGTCAGCAGCAAATGCCCCTTGGTATGCAATTGTGTCTGCATCAATGATAACAAACATATTCGTTTATTCCTTTCCTTATTATTGTACCCCAAGCCTAAACCTGAGGCACTATTGTTATCTAGGAAAGCGTCTTAGAAGCCAGCCAGACCGTCAGAGCCACCTTCGGAACCTTCAAATTCAACCAGCTCAAGGACCTTAATCGCGTGGAGGGTAACAATCTTACCTTCCCAAACGTCCAAACGTACCTTAACCAGAGACTCGTTACCAATGAAACCATCAGTTTCGAAATCCCAAACGGCGTTCTCGCCTTCATCATTGGTATAGACAACCTTAGGAGCGCCCATAACCATACCACCTTCAGCAACTTTCAGACGTGGGTTGAAGTGAGGACGCTTACACTTATAAAACAGGTTACCATCGTCATCTTCTTTGAACAGTTGGCCAACCATACCCTTGTTAGGTACACCAGCAGCGATCATAGCTTTCTTAGTCTCTTTAGTGATAAAGACGTTAGCTACATAGTGGCCTTGCTCTGCCTCAATCTTGTTACGGGCGTCAGAGCCTTCTGGCAGGTTTGTACCCATGTCACGGTTCTGTTCAAAAACCTTAGCGTAGGACACGGTGCCTTCAAAATCTACGAACATTTATTATTCCTTCTGTAAGTTAGAGTTATTCGTTTGCCCAAAACTTAGGTTTCAGGTCTTTAGTCTTTAACCCCAGACTACAGGGGATTATTTACTGTCTTGTGAACCACGTCAACAATAACGCCCAAATTCCCACGGCTAACATCAGCATTTTCCACTGGTAGCTCTACGTCATAGTGACCCTCAAGGTCAAACAATATCGAAACCGTGTCCAGAGAGTCAAGGCCAACATCTTCTAGGGTGGTTTCCTCGGTCAAATCCTCAAGTTTAACACCTCGGGATACCTCAGTTGCACCATAGATATAGGTCTTTACTGTCTCAAGTACTTCTTCTCGTGTAACTGTCATTCTACTGTCTCCAATGTGAGTCGATACCCGTCCTTTGTAACGTAGGGGATGCCGCTCGTCAAGAGCTTTCTTGCAATAAAAGGTTGACCTAGGGTTTTAGCCCCAAGTACTTCAGGAGATACGTCATCCTCAAAGGTCGATGCCAGTTTCCTTTCGCCCCAATGACTAACTGTCAAAAGTTTCATTTAATATCCCTTCCGATTTCTGTTGGGGTTAGGAGTGCACTCTCAAAAGATGACCCCGCCGATGCTAGCGCAAGCAGTACTAAGAAAAAGATAACGACTGCATAGTTAATAAGGCTGTCAATCGAAATCTTTAACTTCACGATGCCTCACCCTCAATAGTAGTGATCACTTCGTCAACAGTGTGCATGGGGAAGATCCTAGAGCTTTTCTCCGAACGCAGCACCAGAACTCCCTCCTCAACATCTAAGTCCATCACCTCAGAATGTTCTGATTTTCGACCGTCTGTCCGATAGACCTTTACAAAATATGTTGTCATTCCACTCTCTCCAAAGTTACTGTTGTGATTTCCGACAACACACGCTTTCCTGCACATGTGTCACAAGGTACCGTCTCACCATGAGCTTCCCTTGTTCTAGGTGTTACCATTGTTCCGCTGCCCTTGCAAGAGAAACATAGTACAATTCTACTTGATACCTTTTTCATTTATCAATCAGCTTACCATAAAGTAATCCGGCAGCTTTACCTTTTTGCCAAATCCTCTCAAGGGCTGCACGATTAGGGTGTTTATGAACCCACATACCAGTGTCACTGTGAAATTCACGTTTGAAGTACTCATCAAGTTTGCCATTTGTTGTTGCAATAGATGTATCAATAGTTCTAGAAAGCTCATCGTATTCTCCATCGGATAAGAAACTCTCGCTATGCCTCTCGTAAGCATGTGCAGCTACAGATAGCATGATTCGGTTTCTGGTTTCAACTTCTACTTCAGAACCCCAAGCCATTAAATCGGCCAAGCTTGGACTGTAGTTGCCATAGGGTAAACTCCTTTGTAGAGTTGCCTCAGTGCCATATCTACAGTACCTTCCCCAGAGTAGATAAAGTAAAGCTCAAACTCCAAAGCACCGTGGGGAAAATCTACTCGCACCCGCCAGTTGTTTGGCTCATCCATATTACCACCCCAGATCTTCATAGGGCAGGTACGTTTGAACCTGATTGCGTTTTTCATTACGGGCAGTACTCAAAGTGTTAAAAGATGCGCGAAAGAAGAATCGGAAACCGTGGCCAGTCGCTGGGGTTGTGTTGTGGTAGTCGTAGGCGTCAAACAGGTAGAACTTCCCGCTCTCAACCTGTCGAGTTACAATATTCCCAGCTTTGATTTGACCCTTAATAATTTGAGACCTTACACCCCACAAGTTTTCTTTAGACTGGTCCACAGGTGGGAAATTCAAGTAGGAGAGGCTTGAGTTACCTTCAGGAAATTCTGTGAGTGAACCAGAACCACAGTCAACAACAAAGAGAACGTGCCTAATGTCCTTACGTCTGTTACTTCCCAGCAGGACATGACCGTTGTTATCCCGAGGTACAGCATCACAATGCCAACCGGGAATAGAAGGGAACCAACCGGGCTTCAACATATGAACACGAGTGTCAATGATCACGTTATCTTCTTTCGTGTCTGCAAACTGGCTAATAAAGTCTACAGCGTGTTTGGTCAGAGGTCCACCATTGTTATACGCAAAGGACGGAGTTGCACTAAACACCATTGGTTCGTTTTTGATAGTTTCCTCATTTGGAGAGATATTACCACGGCACATTTCTCGAATAGTCATCAGTTGGTTCCTTTTCTAAGGTTACATCAAGCTAGTGAATATCACTATAAGCATTACCAAACTGTACGTCAACACCTAAATCAACATTCAATCGGATTTGTTCGTTAGTCATATCGTTAGCTTTCATCAGGATCTTCTTATGGACTTCCTCATCACCAATCTTCACAAGGTCAATATGTTCATCATGGAATTGCCCGATGACTTTAACACCTTGTGCCCGAATGTTTGCCAATTCCATGTCGAAACAGAATACACCCGTACCTTGGTTAAGAGTGCTGAACTTATCCTTCTCAGACCGGAGTTGGTACCAGAATCGTGACACAGGGTTTAGTAGCCATCGTGACCCATCCCGCATCTTCTGTACCTTGAGTTTCTTCACAGCTTTGTTGACCGCGAAATTCTTCTTCCAGTAGGCCTCTAGAAGTTCCTCACACTGGGCCACAGGAAGGCCACTAGAGCGGCTTAGACCCTTGGCGGCAATGCCGTATACCGCAGAGTAGTTAACCACCTTGTACGCCTTACGTATGCCCTTCAGTTCCTTAAACCGGGTAACGTTCTGCACAACCTTCAGGATAGGGTCGTCATCTTCAGCAGTATCCATCTGACCATAGAAATCATAATCCTCTTTGGTTACCTTGCCAGAGAATACCGCTAGGGCTAGGTGAGGGTCATAACCCGGTTGACTCATTTCCTCTACATAAGCAGGGTCATGGGGTTTCATCCAGTGCCGTTTTGTTGTATCCTCTAGGGAAACCATGTCAGAACCGCACAACACATAACCTTCAGGTGCAATCAGACAAGCACGAATGTCACGTCCATAAGGCTTATCAACACCGGGTAGGTTTACACAAGGTTTCGAGTGCTTGAGACGGAATGTATTGGTGAGTCCAGTGGCACCAGCCTCTACATAACCTTCAGAATCTACCTTAGACAGGAAAGCTTTGGCAATACCCAATCGGTGACTTACAACAGTGAGACCCTCTAGAGCAGACAACTCGGGGAATTTTTCGACTAGTAGGAGTACAGAATCAGTTAGTTCTCCCTCTTTACGGACCTGAGGAATTTGCTTGTCCTTGCCCGTAGCTTTCTCCTTAGTGAACTTCCAAGTGCAAGGTTCCCAACCTAAGGAATAAAGCCAATCTTTTACCTGTTGGTGAGACTTAGGATTACCGTCTTCATAACCTTTGACAGTCTCAAATGATTGTACTCCTTCGGGCTGGCAAGCTTCCTTACGTGCTTTCTCGAAGTTTACCGCATGAGAACTTAGTTCCCCGTCTTTCTTGCGCCAAACCTTAGGTCTCTTGTGCTCCTTCATCACCGGGATCTTAGGCATTACTGCAACCAGAGATACAAGAGCTTCTTCCTCAAGTTTGGCCAGCTTGTCCCGCAAGGCTTCACAGTGAGGGATATCAATGCGCCACTTGTACTTATACTGCTCAAACAAACAGTCATTCTTGAAGTTCATATACTTGATTAGACGTACAGCATCTTCCGGCAAAACCCAGGAAAACTCAGGGCTAAGGAAATTAACGCCTTCAATATATTCGTCACTAGTGACAGACACAGGCTTAGACATAGTATAGAGTGCAACAAGCTTAGCGCGGAGTACCTTCCAAACGTGCATATTAATGCGAACGTCTGACTCGCAACGGAAGGTGTAGTCTTCACGTGTGAGGTCTTTCCAATCTTTAATTGGCGGCTTAGGGACACCAGCCTCTTGACCATAGGACTCGAGTCCATGCTTATCTCGCTTATAGTTTAGGTACCATGACAGAGGCAGCGTATCCACAAAGTTACCCCGTGGTTCGTACTCAATACCTAGGAGTTTCAGGAGGGTGGGCATGTCATAACCCATAATGTGATGGCCAATAAAGGTCCGGTCCTCTCGGAAGAACGAACGGATCTCATCATAGCCGTAGATAGACACTGGCTTTTCCATGGTTGTATCTTGGTAAGACAACACATGAAGCTTTGTCACCCCATGGTACAGGTCATCACCCTCAATATCAAAGATGGTTTCTAGGCGAGTACCCTTAGGTACCCTCCCAAATTGTTTCGATGGTTTCTTGATCATTAGAAATCGGGTTCCTTCTGCCCCTCAAATTGTGGTCGATCCTCAAGAGGTTCAACAGTTGTAGTATCAGGATCATAGCGCAGAGCGCCAACGTAACCAGTAGTCCCGAAAGGACGGTTCTTAGATTGGTTGATAATTGTGGTGTTCTTTTCATCCTCGTCTTCAGTCTCTTTGTTGCGTTCAAGCTCAAGAACCACAATAGCTTCTTCCTCAATTGCGCTTGCGTACTTTGTCCTACCGTCGCTATTGACGTGAGAGATACACACGATACCAATATTGGCCTCTTTAGAGAACTCTACGAGCTTTACCCCAAGTTCTGTCAGGTTGTTGGTCGCGTTGTCTACACCAGAGAGGTACGCAAGACGCTGCAAGTGGTCAATAAAGATGAAATCAGCCTCATGGAAAACCACAGCATTCTTGATTTGCTGCAACGTAGACTCAATAGCATCAGCCGTATCAATTGTAAAGGTGGTAAATTTGTCACCCTGCACAACAGCACGTACAGCTTCCTCTACTTCCTCAGGGCTGACCCAAGATTCTTCGGCATCAATCAGTGTGTTGACGTTCTTACCAATCTCATAAGTTGCCAACCCACGGGCTGTAGTAGAGGCCATCTCTTCCATAAACAGGGCAGACACAGAAACATTACACTGAGTAACCAAGTGGTGGCTGATGTATCGCAACAAAGAGGTCTTACCGGTGCCGGGTGGTGCCTTGAGGATCGAAATACCCCCACGGATGATACGCATGGGATTTCCTTGCTCATTCAGGATTGGGACCTCTACAAAGGTATAGGGGTTCTCCTCAGTCAAGGATTTAACAAGGTCATCTTCAGACATAAAGCCAGCAGGACTATAGAGCTTAGCGCCCCACCAAGCATTAGTGAAAGCCTGCATTTGTCCGTCTTGCAACATTTCGTTAGGGTCTTTGTAGTCCCCAAGATTCATTTGGTAGACCTTAGCCCCAAACATTAGTGCAAGCTTACTGGCGATCTGGTTGCCTTGCTTGTCGTTATCTGTAGCTAGAATGATCTTCTCAAACGAGTCAAGGTACTTCTGCATTTTCTTGTAGAACTTACCGCTTGGGTTAGCACTCGGCAGAGACACTACAGGGTTGACATAAGATCCACCTTTGTTAATCATCTGGTATGCAGACAGGGCATCAAGTTCCCCCTCAACAATAGTGATCATCTTATTGCAGCCAGCGGGAAACAAGTTCATCCCAAAAAGTTCGTCTGCCGCAAAGCCGTTAGTTGCAGCAAAGCCTTCCTTAGGTAACTTTCGGATCTTACTGGCACCGCTTGGGTACGGGTAGAACTGTTGAGTGTCTGTTGTTGTGACACCAAACTTTTCCATGATGTTCGCCTTAATCCCCCGCATTGAGACAAAGGAACCACGTGCATTAGCCTTAGGTTCTTCGACAACAACAGGCTCGTTAGAATCATCTTCTGTTGCAAAGTCATCTTTAGGTCCTTCACTACCTTTGGCTGGTAGGGGATACTTATCCTTAACCCAATCAAAACGACTAGGCATATTCTTCTTAGGGTAACTCATGTCACAGGAATGACACTTACCATAGCCCTCAGGATTCCAACTGAAAGCATCAGTCGATCCACAAGACTCATAAGGGCAAGCTTGGTGGTTTACATTAGACATTGTACTCTCCAATCAAATTAGGCTCTGGTTTCTCATTGGGACCAAGATTCTCTCGGCTACGTCCCTCATGGTCAAACCACCCGAGACCGTCAGTGCGCCACAGGTAGGGACTATGCCCCTCAGTTGTCCACCACTTATCGTCATACTTACGCATTGGCCCAAACACTTTCCCCGTGTCCGAAACGTAAGACTTACCAACCTCCAAAGTAACAGGTTTCGAAGGTTTACGGCTGACTACTTTGCGGCCATGCTCAAGGGTGTTAACAACACCATTAGGTTCGGTCTCTGTCCAAGTCTTTGCCCAAGGTCCACGGATTGTAAAGCACCAACTAGTTTCCTCACAGTGGACCTTGTGGTTATTGTCTCTACGGGTAACCTTAGGCCACCAAGAGCGTTTGTACTTAGTCCAGAAGTCTTGTCCGTGTTTCTGTTCCCAGATCCGACCCCAGAGGAACCAAGTCCAAGCGTGAAAGGCGTGAGTATGCATATTCTCTCTGCACCCTTTGTTGAACTTGATTAGGGCAACACCCCCAAGCCACTTAATCTCAAACAAGTGGTAAATGTCTACAGGAGAGTTAGGGCCACCATCTTTAGTCTTCTCTAAGAATCGCATATCAAATCCCTATCGAAACGCAGATAATGGCACCCACACCAGAGACTACGGCTAGTACAAAAAGGCCAAAACGCCAATCGGTTTCCTCTCTAATATAACCTACTAAACTTCCACCGCAAATGGCTGATAACATGTAACCCATCTTTGACTCCTTACTTTACAATACCAGAGGAAGCGACAATAACAGCACTGGATACTACTGCACCGACAGAGCCAGACTGAGAGGCAGAGCCATGGTAGTAGCCTTCTTTAACACAGTCCAAAGTTGGGACACGCTCAGTTTCGATCCGGTATCCAATCCGATGGCACAGGTTCTCTGCGTTGACAACAAGTTGCTCCTGATCTGCACAGGCCGAAACACTAAGGGCAGCTACTAGGGCTAGAATTACTTTACGCATGTGATGTTTTCCTTCTTCCAAGATTTAAAGTTACGTTCTGCTATCTGCACTTCTACAGCATTCTCAACCGTCTTGCAAGAGTTATATTTCTCTTGTGCAGCCCGCAGTTTCTCTAGCGAGAGTCGATCTTTCTTAGTCATCAATAATCTCCCAATCAGGAAAGTTTGGTTTTACCTCCGTAAGGTCATCAGCTCTCACATTGACTAAGATTTCCCCGTCAGTGATAGTATAGATCTTAGACCTGCCTACCTTCCATGCAGATATGACCTTAACTTTGTTGCAACCAAACCAAGGAGCTACCCGTAAGGTAGACTTTAGCCAGTACCACTTACCGACAACAACACTGGATCTTTGTTTCTTACGAGACATTAGTACTTCACCCGCTCTGTAATCTCTTGCAACTTCCAACCATAGAAGGTCCTTACATTCTCCCGGCCATAGGTTTCCCACAGAGTGTCAAGAGTCTCCCCAAGTTCCGAAACTTCAAAGATCTCACCTAGGACAATAGCCATCAGCACACGCTTACGGTTATACACCTTGTGTTCAATTATCTTACCTGATTCATTTGAACCGGGCAACAAAGCGATCTGGTGACGTGATGGGTCGAACTTTAGTTTGTTGGTCTTAGTCATGGTTCTCTCTTCCTACTAACTATGATAAACTGATTCTCATGTCCCTATATACATTCGGGGGAAACACAAGTTTATTATACAGCGATTCTCGGATTTGTCAAGATGTAAAATTACAACACAGGGGTTTCGTCCCGTGATACAAACTGAAGGTCCTGCCGCCAACACCACCATGCACGATATGTACCTGTGCTGTCAAGACCCTGACAGGAGTAAACAGGACCTGTGTCATTCTCTCTCACACCTACAACACATACAACTGTTCCTTGGTCAAACATGTGAGCTGTGTTGTTTGCTACGATCTCGCATAGGTCTGACTCTTGTAAATCTCTCATTGTGCCCCCTGAGACATATCGGGGAGGTGGACGTACTGGTAGCCCTGTTCCTTCATTTCTTCGTAGACCTCTAGGGCAGCCTCAGAGGCCATCAGGACCGCAAGGGTACCTAAGTTAGCCAAGGCCATGTGGTTAGTCCGTGCTTGGTCCCTGATGGACGTTGTGTTCACGATAGCATCATCAATAGGCACCATTGCCAGCAGTCCAGAGTATTCTTGAGCGGTTGTCATATGATTAGTCCTTTGTATAGAAGTAGTGACCACCTATGTAGCCATCCCGTTGCATTGAGTGCCGCCACTTAGGGTAGACGTAAGGTGCGTGGAAGTGGTTAGATGTTATCTCTAACGTTTCCCCTGCAAGTACCTCGGCGGCGATCTGTTGTATGATTCCCAAAGCTTCCTTATCTTTTGGCGAATCGTACACCAAAACGTTGTCAGATTTTCCATCATGTGTCCAGCTAAATTGTTTCCTCTGCCACACTACGTCACAGACATTATCAGGCCAACGTGGGTCAGCCACTCGGTTCATTACTACGGTACCTACTGCACGGCTTGCGTCCATGTCAACCAGTACCTCACGGCGTGTCTCGAAAAACATAACCGCAACCATGCAAGTAAGTATGTCCATAATTTTTCCTAGATAAGGGCTAACACAAGGATGAAGATAAAGAGGCACATAGAGACTTCCCTCATAGTCCTACCCCCTCTGCCATATTGAGGACAACATACTGTCGATCTTCCCCCGGCCACATATCTTTAGCTTCTAAATTCATTGCAAAACAAAGTTCTTCAGCAACTTCGATCTCAAACAAGTGTTTAATAACAGGCTTGATTGCAACAACTTGGATAATGTCGTCTGGCCCTTTTGTTTGGGCTTTAGTTACCTCTCGCTTGTGCATACGAGCTACGGTATAAATTCTCTGTGTCATGTCTTGCCTTTCATATCTGTAATTCCCTCGGTACCTTTTGTTAATACCAAATTCCCCCGGCCTAGTAAGTTAGTAAACCCACTGTTAAGCCATCGGTCACGCTCGCGTATCATTAGTTCTCCGGCAATATGGGGGTTTGCATCTTGTCCATAGCACCAGTTACCCTTGCCATCAGACCCAGCCACCCTGAATTCCCACGGATCTCTCTCGGATCTTTTGTAGGAGCGGACCTTCACCACCTTACAATTAAACCCGTACTTAAAACTCAGCTCGTGTGCCAAGATGCGGGTAAATGGGGTCTCTATGTAATTCTCACGGTCCTCTTGTTTGTTTACATCACCCACTAGTTTGCCTCCCGCAACTCATTCGCAATTCCCTCGGCCCGTTTCTTCTTCTTAGCGCTGCCTACCACGTCAGTATGATCGGGGCCAAACTCTTTAGTAACCACTTTGATCACTTGATACTCTTGCATCCCCACGTTGAACTTTACTTTGATTGTGGTGGTAGATTTGAAGTTAGCCATTTCGCTATTCCTTGTTGTTTAGCGTGTTGTTGTCTTGGTTATAACTAGTGATTCTGTTCCGGTCAACCCTTAAAATGCTTAAATCGTGCTGAGGGGAAACAGTAAGTACCAAAGTCATCTACAAGGAATGGTCCGTCATGTGCCACAAGTACCCTGTACACCTTCCCTATGGTGAAGTTAGGGCAAGCGATATTAGCTACGCATTCCACTTTAGACCCTTGGATTAAATCCATATCATCTAGGTAAAAGTCTTTATTAATCTTCATTTCTGTAATTCCCTCGGCCATTTATTTCTGTAATTCCCTCGGTCACCCAAGAGTCTACGTAATTCCCACGGTCACTTATTTTTCCGTAATTCCCACGGTCACTTATTTTTCGTGGTATTCTTGCCACATGTGACCAAAAGGCAACACTAAAACTTAGGCAAACTACCACCTTAGCAAGACGAATCATGGGCTGTCAAGTATTGTAATTAAGCCACACGTTAATGTGACAGAGGTGCAACACTAGATTAACAACCTAATGCAAGCCCTTGACAACACAAGAGAAGCCGCTAATGCGACTCGCTGATTCTTAATTGAGGTTTAGGTCTTTGGTCCCTCGCAAGGGTTATTGATTCTAGCATAGTGATTCCTTTCATTTCTACCAGACTTAAAGGGCATAAAATAATGTGTCAACCCCTTTACTTTAATAGGGAGTGTCCTTATATATGATTCTAACGAAACGCACTTAAGGGATTGTCCTAATGACTTACACTAACCTAACCCACCAACACGCCGGAACCGTTGCAAATCAGATGGTGTTTAATAACTGTCACGTCCTCTCTGTTTGCCGTGATAATCATATGAACGGGCAAGTATACTGGCAATTGCTGATAGGTAACGACCGCAAAGAAGGTTTCGAGTCGGCAACATTCGGAACCCGGCTAGAGCTTCTGGAATTTGCAATGAAGGTAGCCGTTAGACTGAAACAGTTGGGCAAGCCTGTAATCCTTGGCTATGAACATGGCACAGATTTTCGTTTTGTCTCTGTAAACGAGTATATTAAAACGGGTCGCTTTATTTCAAGTTAGGGCTTGCGAATCAAATAGCAGTGCCTTAGATAGTACTTAACGAAACGACAAACAACGGTGACAGACCATGGGCAAGAACCTAGCACAACTCTCTAATGAACAAATCCAGAAACTTTATGACGATCTGGAAGGACTCCCCTGTCGTTTCTTTATCACTACTTACCTAGAGGGAGAGGTTGAGGATGTAGAGGTAGAGCCTAAGATTGCAGCGCAGATTGTGGCAGGCAACCACGCAATAAGGGGTTTTTACACCGGCCCAACAAGGGAACAACACTCTGTTAGGGAAAATGGGGTTTCCCAAGTTTGTTATACAGTAGATGACGATTTGGGGTTGATAGACTCACTAGAATCGCCTATGTATGACATATGGAAGGCAGAAAGGGAGTCGGACTTAGACCACCTCTTTGACGCTGTACACTATAATAACCCCGATCTAGAATATGACCTCAATAAGGGTAACTAAACTATGAACACTTTTGTTTTACTCCTGCACATGTTCAACCCTATCAATGGTGTTACTGATGTAACGGTACTTGACTACAATATGACAGGTGCCGATTGTACAAGGGAGCTAGTCCTTATGAAACAACTTGAAACAGAGAATCGGTGGCTCTCTTGTGAGCTTGATTATGCAGAATACGGGGAATAAGAAAATGGCTGGTGGTGCATTCACAACACAGACAAGGGCAGACATTAGCTTCCACGGCTGGCACGTCTCTTGCGATGATATCTACAAAAGTAAGGCAAGGATTAGAGCAACTAGCCGGGATTCCCTTCAGCGGCCCCCTTGTTTCGATGGCGTAGGTATGACCCTAGAGGAATTGCATAAGCTAAGAGACTTTGTTGATTTTGTTATTGAGGGCATTGACTCTAAGACGAATCAGAAGTAAAACTAGTGTAACGAAACGCACTAAAGGGTAACTGACTTATGACTAAACGTTCTGAAGCCGTAGAGAACCAAATTAAAGAGCTGGAAAAGAGGTATTCTAGAACTTGTGGAAGGACTAAACGAGCGGATATTCAAAGGCAGATAGACTATCTCAAGCGTAAGGAACTCAAAGCATGAGCATGAACCCCCTCAAGAACCCACATACTGTTGACTGGCACATGGCTAACATTCGTCAAGAGGCCACAAGGAAGGGTCTGCACCCCCTTAAGGTAGCTTATGACTATTGGTGTGATTATATGCACAGTCAGACCGGAATCTCCTGTCATGCTACTAACGTTGCTTGCGCGGTCTATCGTCAAGAGCAAATTTCTAAAGGGTCTAGCACAGGGGCAGACTTTGGGCACAGCAACCGGACTCAAGCGGCTTTGAATGTCTTTGTTTACGAGCTAAAGGCAATAGAAAAAGGCTGATTAACTTTTGTAAGGCTCTTGACGAATCAATACTAGGGCCCTATTTATAGTTTATCGAAACAACAAACAGACAAGCGGTGATACTGATGGCACAATTCTACGCAACAAACCTTAACCACATGGGGACATTCTGGTTTAACACCCTCAAGGAATACCTGAGGGATAAGGTTTCTCAGGATGAATACGAGATCGGCTTTGTCTCTGGAACCAAACTTGAGGAAACTATCGTCCGGTGTTTTACAGAGACTCACGGTATCTACGAGTCAAACCTAGAGCTTATGTTTGATATTCTTGAGGAAGCCAAAGACGAATCAGAAGAGTCTCGGGTTGTTTCTTTTATCTATCAGTGTGAGTGCCTAAGGGAAGAACCTGCAATAGCTTGGGACAATACAGACTCTTTTTACTTTATTTGGTGCGCTGGTACTGCCGATTTCATGGGTACAGAGCAAGAGTTTGTTAAGAGCTATCTTTATCAGGATGACTCCACTTTTGAGCAAATTACAGGGGTATCTTCTGGCTCTGTTGCAGGTCAATACTTTGATGCAGACTCGTGGGCGCGCGACTCTTTGGTCAATGATTACAACGTGCTTAATTGTGCTTTTGGTTATTTCCTCTTTCCTACTCAATAACGGTTGACACTAAAGAGAATCAACTGTATAACGTATGTAACGAAACGCTAAACAGACTGGACGATACAATGACAAGCCGCATCACTAAGAAACAGATGGAATTTGCTCTAGAGCTTCTGAACAACGTCATGGGTTATGCCTCCGAACCTTACGCAAAAGAGCGTGACTCGAGCGGTCGCCTTGTATCTCAACAGTGCTTTGTTCTAGATGGTGCCTATGGTGGCTGGCGTGTATGTCTTCAGTGTCCAGAAGGTGGCCAGCGGGATATCACTCCTCGGGGTTCTAAGCGTGAAACCTATGACCACATTCAAAGCTTGATCAAAGGGGCTGAGCTTATGGCCCTCAAGATGAATAAGGAGCTATCTAACCCTAAAAGCCATTGGGAACGTAAGGAGCTTGCAGGCAAATGAAGGTAGAAACGCTAGAACAGCTCTTACAAGTGCCGGGCATTGTCTTAAGGCAAGTACCCCTAACAAGCTCTAGTCTGTATGCTGCAAAGCCTGAGGACTTAACAAGAGAGCTAGGGGATAACGAATCTCTAGAGTCTTTTGAGTTTGCCAAGGGAGAGCGTAAGTTCCTTAGGGTCGTTAAACCCAATTCCTTAGGTGGTAAGTGGTTGGTAACTGTCAAAAGTGATCAATACTCTACTGTGAATTTTAGCCAATGCGGGGTTGACACATGCCCTATCAAGGCTTACAACAATTACACACAAGGCAAGTTCCTTAAGAAGCGCAAAGGCTAAACCAATGTTCTCTGTTCAATTTCTCCGCCACGGTAAACCACAACACCTGTTCAAGGTTAAGACCGTAAATGATGGCTCTCAAGATCAAGGACTCCCCGATGTTTTGGACACTTTTGGAAACATGCCTAAGCCGTTGCAAGGGGCTATTATGCGCTCTAGCTGGGTCTCTATCGGCAATAACGTTTGGGAACGTAAGCTCACTAAGGCTGATGGTTCTAAGGTTTATGGGGTACTTGTGGCAACCAAATAGATCTTCTGTTGTTACCCCTAATGTAGAGGGCAATGACAACAAACATAGGTCTAGCAACCTCATAAGGGATGGCCCCTAGGTTAGAACCCCTAATATAATAGACATAGTAGGTACAATGAGCTTAGTAATAAAGGATCTAATGGCATGATAAGACCTAGAGACTCGCCCTAGAGGCCCCACTATTAATACAGTATGCGAGAGTTTATATATTAGCACTTAGTTTAAGCCCTAGCCTTAGTGCAGCATAGGCACCCATGTTAACGAGAGAGAGGACTACATGACCCATACAGGCTAACCCCCTGTCATACCAAGGCCCGGTGAGTGCCTATCGTGCCTGCCTATGTTAGCTCATAGGTGGGTACAACAATATCTAACTATAGGTTAACATGGGTACCCATGACCCATAGGTTAGGTGATACTATTATTAATAATTCTCTACTATAAAGGAACTATTGTTAAACCGATCGTACTCATAAACATATGCAGTAACATGAGAGTGATTCATAATGTATATCAAATGTTTATGTTGCAAATGTGTAACATGGTGCAGATAAGTCACACTGGTATAGAACGCTTGTAATGTCTGCCTGATTCGTATCCATTGTCAAGAGTTTTTTACCTAATCCCCTAAAAGAATCACCAAATGTCATGTCAAGTGTTAAATATACCATAGTTGTACCCATGTTCTGTGCCAAATGTGCCACACTATGAGTAATAATGGCAGAGAATCATACATGAGAGTGACAAATGTACTGTCAAGGGGTTGACACTAGTTTTTCCAAAAGTTGCGGAAAGAATCGATTCGTGACTGGTAGACCCGAAAATATCCGAGGGAAAAATTTTTGGGAAAAAATAGCAAATGTCAGTACTCACTCCCCCCTGAGTTATGTACAAATGTTGCTCAAATGTCACACAAAAGTACTTGCAAATGCCATAAACTCGTGTATTCTGGGGTTATCTTTTGATTCTTATGGTGATAAGTGTATGATCTACAACAATAAGTAAAGAAAGTCCCTAAGATAATCATTTTATGCTTGACAAATCTGAGAATCACTGTATAATAACCTTATTGGTTCCCCCGATAGTATATAGGAGAATCATAGACTAAGAATCACTCCCTTACGATGATGATCAATATTGTTGTCCCATACAAGAGTAGGTACCCTAGGTATCCGGCCCTTTGACAGAATCACTATGAGGTATGAGTACATGGGTATCGTGACAGAGGTATCCTTATCTTTCGAATCATAGGTAACCTTATCTTTTGATTCTCTAGTCACCTTATCCCTAAATTATTATCTTGACATTATCATACAGTAGTCTATACCTATACCATATTGTTGTCCTAGCGCCAGCGTTACGAATGAGACTCCTTGATTGGCATACTCCGCTAACCTGACCTAGGCTACGATTATATAGCACAGAAGCCCACAGACAGCCCGTACATGGGTGGTACTCCTTGATTGGCCACAACCATACCCTAAATGTACTAGAGCTGCTGTAGAGGGCCTTAAATCGTCTCTAATCAAATTAAGAAAGGAAAGCATATGGCAAGAAACGCATATGCCCACTCTGAGGACGTAGCAAAAGTAGCTCGTACTGTAGGTTCTCGTGGTGGCACTAAGCAAGAGGCATTTGCCGAATCGTTGCACCTACAAGAATGTCCCGGCAGCTACAACACTTGGAACAAGTACTATGGATCTAACTTCGAG